AAAGTTGCCAGAATATTAAATAGAGAAACTAGCTTTAAGTATCATTTAGAGTTCTTTGAAAATGTAAATGGGCATACTTGCGGCGGTAGTGTCGAAATGGGTCATGGGTACTATATTGGAGATAGGGAAATGGATGACTTAGAGTTAGTCAGTAAACAACTAGAGTTCCCATTCTAGAAAATACTTGACAAAGTTTTTATTTCATGGTATAATAATAGTACAAGGAAATAGCTCGTATGAGCGAAAAAACTTATAGGGGGTTATATGAAGAAAGTGTTTTGCCTTTATTCTATTTATGGTTCTGGCGATGGAGACACCGAGTTTCAACTGGAAGCAATCTGCGAAACCATAGAAAGGGCTTTAGAAGAAGCAAAGCGTGTTTTTTCTTATTTTAAAGACCGAAGAATTAACCCTATCAATAAAAAAATGAATATCGAAAATAGCTTTACCTTCATTGGAAGTAGAGAAGACGCAGATGAAATCCACGGATGTGGTTATGACAATGCTGGCGGTTTCGTAATAGAAGAAACAGAAGTTCTATCGTAATAAATCCTATTTTAAGATATAATATATTGAGGAAGGGGGAAAGATGAAAATGAGTAAAAATGTGGCAAATGTTGTCACGCTCGTTTCTACGGTACTATTGATACTGTTGATAGTATTCACAAGTTCCTGTGGTTTGGCGGCAAGGTCTGCCTACGGCGTAGCGCAGCGAACGCTTGACCCGGACAAGATTATCGGGGACTACCACTGGTTTGAAGACCAGTACGGTGTCATCAAGTCGATGGGCTTCAACATCGAGCAGAAACAGGCAGAGTTCAACTCCATGGAAAATGGAGACGCCAGAGAGCGTATGCGAATGGAGCTGTCTGGTATGAAGGCCGTGTATTCAAGGAATGTCCAAGAATACAACTCAAAATCTCGGCAGATAGATAGGGTGCTTTGGAAAAGCAAAGACCTACCTTATGAAATAACGCAGTAGCACAAACATCCAAGGGGGAAAAAGAATGAAGAAGATTTCAATGTTTCTGTTGGCCGTGATAGCTTTCACTATCACTTCGTGCGGACTTGACCTATCAGGCGGCTACGTCCCAACAGCGCAGCAGACGGCAGAAGTTGCATCTAAGGAATCGGCAAAGGTATCCTCAACTACCATTCCTGTTCCGAATCTCTCCTACTTTCAGGAGAGGCGAACCATCGCAAAGTGGGCTGAAAGGTGGGATATTCCCAACGTTGTAACCTATGTCTATCTTGTGTCCTACGGGAACATTATTGGATACTATGTGGCTGATGGTAAGCCCGCTTCTACTCGTTCGTATGTTACTCCTGAAAATACCTTTGTACACGGCGTCGATGTGGGGGAAAGTTATGGAGATGTCCTTGTGGAGGCTCCCGATATAGACGGAACCTATGGAGAAAACAACTCTGGTATTCGTTTCTTCACGGCAGATGGAGCCGCAGTAGAATGGGGAGGCAATGGAGCAACCTATCTGTATAGCGATGTGCCGTTGTCGATAAACGTTCCCTTGCTCCATAAGTAGCTCCAAGCCCCACCTTTTGGTGGGGCTATTTTTTCATAAGGAACAAAAATGAAGAAGTTCATCGTTCTATTCATTGCCATACTGGTAATGTTTTCTTCGTGTTCTATTGAGCCAAGTGCTCGGCAAAAAGCAGACACCGCTTCAAGGAGTACGGCAGAGGTAGCCATTTCTACCATTCCAGTCCCACAGCTTTCCTACTTTCAAGAGCGAAGAACAGCCAAAAAGTGGGCAGAGTATTGGGATATTCCCAATGTCATCACATACGTCTACGTAGTAGCCAATAATGGCTCCATAGTAGGGTATTTTGTAAGTGATGGTAAACCCGCTTCTACTCGTTCATACCTGACGCCAGAGGAACAGTTTTATTCCTATGGTAATTCTACTATTGTGTCTGCTCCCGACATAGACGGAACCTATGGAGACAATAACCCCGGCATTCGTTTCTTTACAGCAGAGGGTGTCCCTGTAGAGGTTGGAGGCAACCTTGGCTATATCTATAGCCCTGCCCCATTGCCGCTCAATGTTCCGGTGCTTACACCAGTCAAGAAGTAGCTTAAAAACTAACTAATAGAAAGCCCTACCATTCTGGTAGGGCTTTTGCTATTTACAAAGTTTTGATTTCAGGGTATAATAATAGGGTGGAGGGCAACAACATGGCAATACAAGATGCTATAAGTTTTATAAAGAGCAAAGCATTTAATGACTTACAGTACCTCTTTGAGCATGAAGTTAGTTATTGCTGGCAAGAAGAAACTCCTGACGAGGTAAGGGCAAGTAGGGCTGGAACTATAATAAGAAGAGCAAACGAAGAAATAAAAAAAGCAAAAGAAAAATACAGGTCGAAGGTTGCGGAAAACTCTAACAGTTCTATCCTATAAGGAAGGTTACAATGCCAACAGTTGATAAAGAAACACTGATAAGAAACTGTAAAATAATAATAGAAAAAGGAAAGTGTGTTGATATTTTCTCAGAATATACTAAAACAATCTTTCGTGTAACTTGTGAAACCTGCCCTTTTACTTATCACCATCGTGAAAACAGCTTTGTAGATAAAGACAAAAAAATAGGTTGCGTAGAAAAGCTTGGATGTTTTGCTGAAAATGGGGATATAAAAGTTGCTTGGTTCAAAAAATGGTTGGCTAAAAATACTACTCCAGAACAGTTTGAGCTTTTTTAGAAAGGAGAAACAAATGGATAAAGATTTCGCGTTAAGCAAAGGCATTTATCTTGAAGTTATCTCCTATGTACAAGAAAAACACGCAGACCAATATAGAAAGTTTAGCATGGCTCCTTACTGGGTTCATCCCATACAAGTAGCTTGCTTGATTCAGAAATATAAAAAATCCCACAAAATAGATGAACTTGTGATTGCTTCCTTGCTCCATGATGTAGTAGAGGACACTGACACTACCATAGAAGAAATAGAAGAACTGTATGGCTCACTTGTAGCATCTTTGGTTGGAGAACTTACGTCTGATAAAACTGAAATAAAAATACTTGGTAAAACAACATATCTTTCTAGTAAAATGAAAAAGATGAGTTCTTGGGGTTTGGCAATAAAGTTATGTGATAGATTGAATAATATATCTGACCTTATATATGCCGACGAAGCATTTAGAAAAAAGTATATAAAAGAAACAGTGCTTATACTAAAAGCACTAGAAGAAAGAGAGCTGACTTCAACACACTTAGAGATTATAAAAAGTATCAAGAGTTTTATTAGCATAGTAGCGGGGGAAAACCAATGAACGACCTTAATAGTATAATACTCGAAGGAGTAGCTAAACTGGATGAACTACACGAAGTTCCTGGTGAAGAAGAAGTTTCTATTACTGTTTATAGTACAAAAACAAAAGTACAAGTAATAGCTAAAAGCGCACTTGCTTTATCTGTGAGGGATTTTTGTGTTGGAGTAGATGCTTTTAGGTGCAGAGTAGTTGGTAGGCTAGAGTATGATGGTGGCGGTGTTTTTCTCGTAGCAGAACATATAGAATTCAGGCCCAAGCCCGAAGTTAAAATCCGGATTCCTTTTATCGGTTATCCAATGAAATATAGAGTAAGAGACAAACAGAAGAAGTTTGATTTCTAAAAGTATTTACAAAGTTCCATATCTATGGTATCATTATAGCAGCAACTATATGGGGGTTTTATGGCAGTAGATATGGTTTTACTTTTGGATATTTTTAATATATACTCTTCTTCTGGCGAAGAGAAAGAAATGGCAACTTTCATTATGGGACATCTTTCCAAAAATGGAATACCATTCAAAACAGATGCTTATGGCAATATATTTAGCATAAGCAACAATACTCCTTTGCTATCCTCTCATATGGATACAGTAATGAGGGAGAGGAAAATGTTTGATTCTCGGCCTATAACTGTTATTAAAAATCTTCTAACCAACAAGATGGAAGTAAGGGGAGAAAGGCCAAGAATAATAGGTGCTGACGACAAATGCGGTATCTATATAATACTAAAACTCCTTGAAGAGAAAAAGGACATAAACTTTTTGTTCTCTACTGGAGAGGAAGTTGGAGCAGTTGGAGCATTTGGCTTTGTTGAGGAAAACAACTTGACACATATTCCCTATGCCATAGTTCTAGATAGAGGACATAGCGGGGATATCATTTGCTCTAAAAACAACTACGGAACAAAAGAGTTTGAAGAGGCTCTTGAAAAAATAGGTGTTGGCTTTGGTTATAAATCAACGGGCGGTGTTTTCTCTGACTGCGATGCCATTAACGGGAAACTGTCCTGTGCCAATCTTTCGGTTGGATACTATGGCGCTCATTCGTTCAAAGAATATTTTGTCATAGAAGAAATGGAAAATGCTTTAAACTTTACGAGAGCTATCCTTGAAAATATAAAGGAAAAGTTCCCAGCACCAGATCTTCATAAAGTATATTTTTCAAGCAGACTCGATGATATATTTGTGAAAAAATGTTCTGTGTCTGGAGAGACAAATATTGAAAAACTTATCTTCCTTGAAAAATATGGAGAGTACATTAGTATCGATGTTGTGCGCGAACTTATGATAAGGTTTAATCTTGTTCAAGATAAAACTATTAAAGGTAAGTAAAACATATTATAAGGAGTATCTATGGTTGATTCTTCAAAGATAACCCCTTTCCCTGTTTTTCTTATTCAGGATTTAATAAACATAGGAATACCTGAAACTTGGAATAGAAAAATACTTTACGGCGACAAATATATAAATACACTCAACTCCCTTATTGTAACTCAAGGTAAGACAACTGATGATTGTTATGATAAGATTTTCAAAGTTCCAGATAGCCAGATGGTGGAGATGCCAGAGAACTTTTTTGATGGATCATTTACTCTATAAAAACTCTTTACAAAGAAAACTACTCATGGTATAATAATAGCACGGGACAAGAAAACTAAGGAGGCCACTATGAGCAAGACTTGGGATGACGGTGCTATTCTCTATAAAGATACAGAAGATGAAATCAAGATGATGGAAGAGCAGGAAGTCACGGCCAAAAATCGCGGAGAGGTTTATGGCGCTCATTGCTCGTTCCACGGCAAGGCAAGGGGAAGCTTCAAAACAAACACGAAGGTTTCTGTCCCCAGGGTCAAGAAAATGCACGTCAATACTTCTTCCAAGGTTTGGAAGGATTATATGGACAAGAAGATCTCTTTCGCTCAGATGAAATCTACTCTCGGCATATAAGGAGAAATGGCAAATGACAGAAGATGACAAGAACAATCTAGTTATTCTTGACAAAATGTTTGAGAAAAACTTTGACCTTGACCCAAAGTCGATAGAGTTTGCCAAGAACTGGCTTCGTGAGCCAAAACTTGACCCGAAGTTCGCTGCCATAGTGGGTGATGACTTTCGCGCTCGGTGGGATATTCCCGTTAGTGATTTTGGTGAAAACAAGGACAAGGCATGGGCTTTGTTCCAGATGTATTTTGGTAGTGGAACTTGCTCTTCGCTTGGTATAACATATGATGCGTTCTTGTCAAATACCTGTAAGGTTGGTAAGGACAATGTAAAAATAAGCAAAGTTCTCAACAAGTGTTTTGCTTCTAACCCCGGAATCTTCAAATCGCTTATATCCAATCAAGGTAGGCAAGTTTTTGCTGACCTCAAGGTTCCAGTAGACATTGGGGCCATGATTAGCGAATCGAATGAAGAGAAAATAAAGGGAAATATAGAAATATATATCACCAGAGCGAACGAAAAAATAGGGCAGATAAAACTACCCAAAGAGCAAGCTGGCTATCAGATAGTTCTTTCGTTCAACTTTGTTGATTGGCTCCTGGCTTCTACCGGAGATAGTTTCACTTCTTGCATCGGACTTGAAAGCTCTCATGGATATTGGTTCGGCCTCCCTTTTATGCTCGACGACAGGAGTAGGGGCTTCCTATACATAACAAAGAAGGTCGCTGAAAAGAAAGAATATCTCGGACTTAAGGCAGATCATCTCTCAAATAGAGAATGGGTTTTTCTTGCGAACGACGATACGCTTCATGGCTTTAGGTGGTACCCGAAAGATACCCCTGTTGAGATTACTTTTCCTATGTTGTCTAAGCTAACTGGATTAAGTATTTCCAGTGAAGGATTTACAAAGTCGAAGTATCCTATAGGCGAAAATATTCATGTAAAAAATACAAATGTTTTTTGTACGCCATACCTTGATAATGTTGGAATCCAAAAATACTCAGAGGATGGTAAATATTACTATTCAACCCGTAATGGAAGTTCTGGAGCAAATATTTGTGGAGATAGGCACAATGGTTCAAATATATATAATGGCTCTATTTTGCTTAAGACTCTATATAAGACTGGACTTGGCAATATAGAGGCAAGAGATTATTCAGTTTGCTCGCAGTGTATGGTAAAATACAAAAGAACAGAAATAAGATTTTTTGACGTTGTAAGTGAGGATGGTGTTTCCGAAAGTGTTTGTCCTACTTGCTACGAAAAGAAATATACGAAGTGCGAAGAGTGCGGAAGAACACACATAAAAGAAGAACTAAAGAAAACCAAGGATTATAAAAAAGGCATTTGCAAATCTTGTTTTAGTTCTTTATATATAAAATGCGAAAGCTGCGGAGAAATTTCTCTGGCGAGAAGTTTGAAGAATGGCATATGCGAGAAGTGTGTTACAGACACGACTAAAATAGTTATCTGCGAATACAGCAAGGAACTTCTTGTGAAGAAAAAGGCATTCCCTGTTTACAACAAAGATACGATTTGGTATTTCAAGGATGCTGATGCCTATTCTTTGTTTGCCGAGGACGAAGGGTTGAACAAGAAAAACTTCAAAGGTTGTGATACTTGTGGAGAGGTAAGCCATAATTCTGTATTGATACAGAGTTACACTGGCGAAGTGATATGTAGAAAATGCGCTGACAAAGCAGCATTAAAGAAGCAGTTATGGTTTGACTTCAGTGTTCCAAAGAAAAAGAAGGAAAAAGCAGTAAAGGCCGGGTAAGGAGATAAAATGAAAGTTCTTCTGGTAGAGGATAGCACCTATAGAATAGATGACTTCAAAATCTTGGCTAAAGCAAGAAAATGGGATTTGTGCATAGCTAAGACCTACCAGAAGGCCATTTTATTTCTTATACTCTTTAAGTTTGAAACCATATATTTAGACCATGATTTAGCCAGTGATAAAACTGGATATGATGTGGCTAAGTTTATAAAGAAACATAATATAAAAAGCTCTATCTATATACATAGTCAAAATGTTGTAGGAGCAGAAAACATAAATAGGATTCTTCCATACGCTGAAAGGGTTCCTTTCCATCTTATCAGAGAGAGGATTTAAATGAATGAAAACGAAGCAATAAATCTGTTAAATCTGTGGCGATCCGTATCATTAACCGATGACGCCTGCGAGTTTGCTGACCATGTTGGTATCGATTATGATCATGCTGCGGTCTCATTTTATTTAGGTTACAAAGCTGCCATAAACTCGCTGGCCGTGGAGCCAACAAAGCCCAAGATATCCAAAACCTGTTGGACGTGCAGAAAGAACAAAGGCGATAAGGACTGCGCAGACCACGACCAGCAGTACATGGGAGGGTGTCCTATTTGGGCTAGCATTGCACCAGAAATTGTAGAACCAAGTGATGATGCTGACGAGATAGCATGGAATATTGAAGGCTTATTTCATAAGAGGGAGCATTATACAGACGATCATGAAAAGATAAAGTCTATCATAACCGCCCGCGACGAGCGCATCAGGCGGGAGTGCGCGGACAGGGCTCGGGAGGCGATAGTGAGTAAGCGTTGTTCCGTGATTCATAAATCTATGGCGGCTAATTACGCAGAACGAGCCATCCTCGGCACCGAGCCAGCTCGGGAGGAATCAGAATGAACGAACTTAAACCATGCCCGTTTTGCGGCGGAGAAGCAAGGCGAATTGATATCGATGCTACCAAGCCATCGGTACCTGACGCTGGTGCATCTTATATAGCTTGCGGAAGATGCTATGCCTGCTCGCCCATTATGTTCGGAGAAAAAACAGGTCTTGAAGAGTCATGGAATCGCCGTGCCCTCTCCACCATCGACCCCGATGCGAAGCCGAAAGAGCTAAGCAAGGATGTGCGTGATTTTACCCTGCAACTTACCAAGAGTTACGACACCTTGGGGGTTACTTACAAGAGATTGGATTGCCTAGATGCCCTCATAACCGCCCATGACGAGCGCATTCGCAATGAATATGAAAAAGTTATAAAACTTAAAGATGAAGCTAGAATAAATAATATACATCATTGTGCAGAAGTGATAAAATCGTCTAATGAAAATACAAGACAGAAAGCTTTGCTAGAAGCAGCTATGGAAATAGAGAAGATTAAAAAGCTGCTTCAAGATGAATATGAATCTCAAGCAGGAGAATCGCTGTGAGAAAAATACAACGAATAAGGAAAACAAATGAAACTATTTGTTACAGGAGATATTCACGGAACACACAGCATAAGCAAACTATATAAAGAAAACTGGGAAGAAAAAGAGTACGATAGTTTTACAAAAGAAGATGTCATGCTCGTTACTGGAGACCTTGGGGCTGTATGGAATGGTGGTAGTGAAGATAAGGAAGTTCATAATATTTATGAAACACTTCCTTTTACTACGGTGTCTGTAAGGGGAAACCACGAAAACCATGAACTCATAAACCAACTCCCTTTGGTTGAGAAGTTTGGCGGTATGGTTAGAAAAATAAATGATAGCTTGTTTTTTCTTGAAACAGGCAGCATCTATAATATAGGCAAATGTTCTGTTCTTGCTTTTGGTGGCGGGTTGTCAATAGACAAAGAATACAGAATTCCTGGGAAATCTTGGTGGCCGGAAGAAATACCGGATATGGATACATTCAAGAGAACACTCGATCTATTAGAGAGAGTAAAGAAAGTAGATATAGTTTTAACCCACGCTATTTTTCAAAGTTCTTTCTTTGAAATACCTCGCAAGTTTGGATTGTCTCCTTTGAGCAGCCCAAAGTTTCAAGACCCACTACTGAATATGCTTGAGGCAATAAAAGCAGCTGTCAAATATAAGAAGTGGTTCTGCGGGCATTATCATATAGATTACATCGACAAAGTGAATAAAGTTGAATATCTATATAATGATATAGTGAAAATAGGAGAGTGGTAATGTCTAAACTATACAGGGTAGTTAGAGAAGAAGAGGCTATAGAAAAGGTTAGAAAATGCTACCGTATTTCTAAAGAGAAAGCCACTGAAAGAGTAAAATATGGAAACTTATTTCATTTTTCTCCTGGTATTAGTGTAATACCTTATTCTTTGAAAAGGAGACTTGGAAAATCTTTTAGAAGAGTTGATGAAAAAACAATAAGATTTTCTGGAGAAAAAGATACTCTTACTTATAGTAAAGAAAGAGTAGAAGAGCTTTTAAATGTATATATTTTCTCCGAGGCAGAACAATATGAGTTCGAGTTTTAATTTTAACGATACTGACGAGAAAATAAAGGTAACTCTTGTTTCTAACTGCAAAATGATAATAAAAGAAAAAAATTGTGAGGGTGTTAGGTGTAGTATTATGACTTGCCCTTTTTATTTTGAGAGTGGTAGTTCTGACTGCGTGTCTATTTTTGGATATTTTGGTAGAGACGATGATAAACCAATGATTTGGTTCAAAAAATGGTTAAAAAAATACACATCAATGCAATATGAGTTTGATTTCTAAAAGTATTGACAAAGAAAATAGTTTATGATATAATAGAAGGTATAGAAAATGAGAAAACTTGCTTCGATAAAAATAGTTTCCATAGTTCCTCATAACAACGCAGATAAACTTGAAATAGCAAAAATAGATGGTTGGCAATGTGTAGTTGGAAAGGGCGAGTTCAAAACTGGAGATAGGGCTGTTTATTTTGAAATCGATAGTATTCTTAATAAAGAAGATGAGAGATTTTCTTTTATGGAAGATAAAAAATATAGGGTAAGAACTATATCTCTTCGTGGTCAGATTTCTCAAGGTTTGGCCATGCCTATTTCAAAGTTTCCAGAGTTAAAAAGCTATACGATAAATGATGACGTTACAGAAATATTGAAAGTAGAAAAATATGATCCTCCCTTACCAGTATGCTTAGGGGGAGAGCATCGATGTTATTTCCCAGGGATAGTTCCAAAAACAGATGAACCAAGAATACAGTTGTTCCCTAATATATTTGATGATTTCAAAGGAAAAGAAATATATATTTCCGTGAAGTGTGATGGAACCTCTGGCTCCTTTATAAATATAGATGGAGATTATCACGTTTGTGGAAGGTCTGTTTCCTTCAAAGAAAATGACGATAATACTTTCTGGAAGTTAAGCAAAAAATATAATCTAAAAGAAAAAATGCTTGCTTATGGCAACTATGCTATTCAAGGCGAAGTGTGCGGCCCAAAAATACAGAAGAATAGGTTGAATTTAAAAGACCACGAACTGTTTGTATTCAATGTCTATGATATAGATAATAAGAGATATTTTGATTTTGACGATTTTATGCATTTTTGTAATAGTTTAGAGCTTAAAACAGTCCCTATTATATTTAGAGGAGAGTTACCTTTTTCAACTATAGAAGAAGGGTTGCTATATGCTGATGGGAAATATGAAGGGACTGATAATCTTCGAGAAGGTATTGTAATAAGAGCGACTAAAGGTTTTCATTCAAACGTAATAGGTGGTAGAAGTTCGTTCAAGATAATTTCTAATAAATATCTTCTTGAAGGCGGGGAATGAAAAAGCCAACAGAACTGCTTATTGAAAACTGTAAAATAATAATAAGCAATAAAAACTGTTATCATTGCGGTATTAGATGCACTCGTGATAGTTGCCCGCTTGTCTTCGAAATAAAAAGTATGGACTGTGCTTCTACTTTTGGACATTTCAATGATGAAAACAATAAAAAGCCATTAGTTTGGTTCAAAAAATGGTTAAAAAAATACACATCAATACAATATGAGTTTGACTTCTAAAATCACTTTACAAAGTTTTTAGTTAATGGTATGATTATAGCAAGGAGCAAAATGTGCTTAAAATACAAGAGTTCATATCTTCTCATAATGACTGGGAAGCGCTTCTTAAAGAAAAACCATATGCTATATCTACTACCAAAAAAAATGGTCTTGTTCTATTCTCATATAATATGATAGACAGTGACCCAAAGAATGAAATAGTAAAAGAAGCAAGAGGGCTTATTCTTGAGGCCATTACTTTCAAGGCTGTTTGTGTTCCTTTCTTTCGATTCTACAATCATACAGAATCATACTGCTCTCCAATAGATTGGAACACTGCCAAAGTACAAGAGAAAATAGATGGAAGTCTAGAAAAACTTTACTTCTATAATGACAAATGGAATGTAGCAACGAATAATACGATAGATGCTTTCGAGTGTAATCTTAATGTTGGTAAATATAACTTCTTTGGCGATTTGTTTGTAGCAGCTATGAGAATGTCTGCTCCTAAAGAGTTCCAGGATGATTTTTTCCATAACACGGGAGAAGTTCTTAACAAAAACTACACCTATATTTTTGAACTTGTATCGTTGTTTAATAGGATAGTAGTTCCATATGATATCCCCGCTATCTATCACATTGGAACAAGAGATAATGTCTCACTCCAAGAAATAAATATTGACCTTGGAGTACAGAAGCCAAAAGAATATAAGTTTTCAACAAAAGAAGATTGTTATGCTATGGCTGAAAAACTTCCATTTAGCGAAGAAGGATATGTGGTAGTTGATGCTGAGTGGAATAGGGTGAAAGTAAAGTCCCCTGCTTATTTGGCGGTTCATCACTTGAGGTCAAACGATGGTTCTGTGTCCCCAAAGAGAGCAGTAGAACTTATTATGACAGGAGAGGATATAGAGTTCCTTTCTTATTACAAAGAATATACTGAATACTTTGAAGAAATGCGAGCAAAAATAAACAACTATAAAAATGAGCTATTACTTATACAAAAACATTTAAGCGATGCTTATTATACCAATCGTAAGGAGCTTGCTTTGTGGGCTAAGACAACCATAAACAGTGATTTTGCTTTTGGGTTTGAGGATGGAAAATATAGCAATCCAGATGATTACATGAATATTCTTTTCAAATCAAAAGGTTCTGATAGAATAGTGTCCATTCTGGAAGAATGAAATGAAACTAAAAACAGGGGACAAAGTAAAATGTATTAACGGGTATCTGGGTGGTTGGGGAGGTATGACTGGAACCGTAGTAGATTTAAAAAAAGCAGCCGATTATTCTGATGACCACATACCAATAGATTTTGGCAAAAAAAGCCCCAAAGGCGAAGGCCATAAACTTGACGGCCTAATAAAAACTGAAACTGGTTGGTGGTTTCCCATCTGCCGCTGTGACTATTATTTACAAAAAGTGTCTGTAAAGCAGTATGAGTTTAGTTTCTAATAGGAGGTTCTATGAAAGATTCCGTTTCTCTTATAGAAAGATTACCCTCCAATATAGTAGAAGCTTTGAAAAAGGCAGAGCAAAGTAAAAAATGGCATAAAGAAGGTTGTGTTTATAACCATATTTTAGAAGTAGTAGATAGAGCCATGCTGACTGGAGACAATGATTTAGTGGTAGCAGCTATATTCCACGATCTTGGCAAACTTGATACCGAGACAAGAACCATAGTAAATGGGGAAGAAGCCATCCATCACTTCGGGCACGAGTTTATTTCTCTCCGCTATTTAAGGGAACATTATTCTCTTTACGAAGATTTGATTATAGATTATAATAAAGTAGAGGAAATAGTTCTCAATCATATGAGAGCGCACTTATATGAAAATGGCACGTTGTCAAAGCCTAAAAAAAGAGAAACTTTCGAGAACCTGAAATATTTTAATGATATAATAGCGTTCTCCAAATGCGACGATGGAGGAAAACAATAATGAGTAAGCTGCTGATGTTATACGGTGTGGCAGGTTCTGGTAAATCAACTTGGGCTAAAAAGTTCTGTCTTGAAAATAAATATATGAGGATTTGTCCCGACGATATAAGGGAAGAAGTTGGCACTTCTATAAGTGATATGAGCAATGAATATATGGTTTGGATGATAGCGGAAGAACGATTAACCCATTGTTTGGCTACCGATATTGATGTTGTTTTTGACGCTACCAATGTGAAGGCAAAAAACAGAAGAATGCCATTATTTATAGCAGGAGAGTTTGGAGCTGATGTGTCTTTTGCTATATTCTCTTGCGACAAAGAAGAAGCAAAAAGAAGAATACATAAAGATATAAAAGAAAAAGTAAATAGGTCAAATGTCCCAGACGATGTAGTTGATGCTATGTATAATTCTTATCTTGAAAATATAGAAGAAGCAAAAAAATATAAACACATAATAATAGAAAATGAAAAATGAAACATACGTTCAAAGTAGGAGACGTAGTAGTAGTAAAAAGCCAAGGTTGGGATAAGCCAGAGATAGTTGGGAAAAAAGCAAAAGTATTGAAAGTTTTAAAGGATGTTTATAGTAGTAACCTTTATTATGGATTAAAGTTCTTTGAGAATATAGACGGCAACGATTGTTATGGAATGACTCGAATAGGATATGGATATTATTTAGGAACAAGAAAAGAAGATGATTTAGAGCTATATAACAAACAACTGGAGTTTTCGTTTTGAAAAAAATAATGTTTGAGGATGCTATATATACTTTGAATAAAAAGATAAAAAAATATATAGTCAAAAACAAAATACCAGTGAGAGAAATAGATAAAGGATCACCTACTTGGTCTGGATATTGTATAGTAACAAGTAGAGACAAAGAAATAGTTATCAATAACAAACAAAGTATTTTTATAAAGCCATTTACTACATTACATGAGATAGGACATTTTTTTGATGAAAACTATGCAAATGTATCTGGCATTGGTGTAATAAAAGATTTTAATCTTGAAAAAACAGCAGACAACTATATATACACTTTCTGTAGAAAAAGATGCTCTATAATAGAACTTTTTTTATTGAAAAAAATAATAGAGAACACCTCAAAAATGAGTATAGAGTTTTCTATTTTTGAGAAGCTGTGTATTAGTGTATTGAAAAAAGTTGGAAGAGTTTAGAACTTAATAAAAGTTCTTGACGAAGTTTTTACTTCGTGGTATAATAATAGCACGGGGAAATAAGTTTCCCTATAAAATGTTTTTTGGTTGTTATTCACTTTATAGAAAACAGCTACACTGAAAGGCGCTATACAAAATGGATAGCTCCATTAGTAGAAAGGCCGCTGTGTTAAGTAGGTTCGGTAGGTTTCGTAGAGTAAAACCTTATGTAAAGCCACGTTTATTGTATCGGGCATCCTACCAAACTTTATAAGGATAAATATGAATAAAGAAATAGATGAACTATTTGATAAACTTTATATTTATATTTATAAAAAATACTATAATACACCTTGGCCAAAGCCAGATTTCTTTAGTGAAAGAGAAGGTATCGGCATTTTTTTTGATAGGTTCAAAATGGTAGGTGGTAAAGAAATAAAAATAGATGGAATAAAGGCATTGTTAAAAGAAGATAAAATATTAAGAAAGTTAGCGTATAACACATTTTCATCAAATGCTTTTTACGAAATAGAGAGGTGCCCAGCGAGAGATGGGTTCTTTTGTTCTTGTAATAAAATATTTGAAGTAAATAATGAAAGTCTATATTCTGGATTTGGCGGCTCTTCTTGCGATAGATACTTTAGACAAGCCGTAAGTAAAAAAGTTAAAGCTCTCAAAGCAAAAGATGTTGATCAGCTTGAGTTTGAGTTCTAATAAGTTAGGGGATAACTTTATGGCTAGTGATTTTTTTGTGGGTGGTAAAAAAGTAACAATGACGCTGGAAAGTTTCTCCAAGAACCCAGTTAGAAATGACTTACATATCCCAAAAAAATGTATAATGGAAATGATAGAAAAGTGTAGAAAAGAAGACTTTACAATTATTAAGGATTGCAGCAAATCTGGAAATGACTTTTGCAAGTATTTATATACCTTTGAATATAGTCCATATGTATGGCCGACAGAATGGTTTTTTGAAACAAAAAAACAGCTTGAGTTTGAGTTCTAACAAAACTCCTTTACAAAGTTTTTCAATCGTGTTATAATAATAGCACGAAGAAAATAAAATCCCTGAGTATATCAGGGCGTCAGTAGGAACGATACACTTGCCGTTTTGAGTGTTCTCATTAGTTAAACAATGCTCCCGCAAAACACTAAAGCGGATATCGTCAGTGTGATAACAGATTTAGCTTATAGTAAAGCATTCCGGTATAGCACCGGAAAAGAAGTTGGGTCGAACCGCATTCTGTTAAATGTTTCCTCGTATGAGGAACAAACTTTTTCTAGGGGGCAAATATGGATTTCAAGAAGATGATGGGCGCAGATTTCGGCAAGGTAGATGGCAAGTACGGTCTCAGGCTCACGATGCTCGGTATCGGAGTTCTAACCAAGAACGGACAGATTTCTGTCTATGACAAGACGGCCAAGACCATTACGACCGTTCCCGACGATCTCTCCATTGGAGAGCTTCCCTTCTTCGCTTTCCCTGCTGACAAGATCGAAGTAGGTGATCTTGTCATCCACAACGGGCTTATCAAGTCCATCACAGAGATAGATGAAAGTGGCGTAATCGCCATTGACATCCTCGCCCAGCGTGAGGAAATCATCCTCGTTTCCAAGAACTTGTTCGGCTTCAAGGGCATTTCCAAGGTCATCAGCTTGTTCCCCGCAGATGGCTTCGGCTCCGGTGGTTCTCCCTTCGGTGGAGATCTTACCAAGAACCCGATGCTGATGATGGCGCTCATGGGCGACGGCAATCTCTTCGGTGGAGATGGCGACGACAGTCTCATGACAATGCTCATGCTTTCCCAGATGGGTGGTGTAGGCGGTGGCTTTGGAGACATTGCTAAGAACCCGATGCTGATGATGATGCTTATGAAGGGTCTTTAAGGAGGCCGCAATGAGCACAATAAACATCAAAGGCGTTCGCTTTGAGAAAGGAGCTGGCGCTCGCATCATAAGCGAGGAACAGCTCCGCGAAAGGTCGAGCCTCGCTTCAAGCTCCAAATGGCTTGAAATGATACGCAAGTACGGTGGTAAGAAACTCAAGGTGTATGGCTACGACCCCGACACCGACAGGGTATGGATGTCCGAAGACCACAGCGATACCTACAAATGGAAGTCGTTTATGTTGGACGATGTTTTCAAGGCAAATCCTGACAGAGAAAGTGTTCACAAAGAACTACATCGCCCAGTAGTTCAAAATGTTGCCGCCGTAAAACTTGATCCGACCACCAACAAGGTGCTGAAGAAAAATAACCGCAGCAAGATTGTCAAGTTCATGCTCCTCATGAGCTTGATGAACAACGAAAAGAAGTAGATTATAAGCGTAGTCCTTCGGGACTACGTTTTTTCAAGTTCCCTTCGTCTATCGGTAGGACAACACATTCTCAGTGTGTAAAGATTGGTTCGACTCCAGTAGGGAATAATAAGTCAAGGAGAATCCATGAAACTATTTTGTAATAACTGTGATGGAGTTTACGATAGTTTGGATGTTAGATTTACGAAATCCTGTGACAACAACTGTGATTTTTGTATAGAAAAACAAGGTATAGATAATCTTGGTATGGCAGAGCCATCTACTCTTATAGAAAGCACAAAAAAAGCAGGAATAAAAAGTGTTCTTATTCTGGGTGGAGAACCCTTACTTTTTATTGAAAATGTTTTAGAATATATTAAAGGTATTAGAGATTTTGCTGATACCATATACCTTACAACTTCCCTACCTATAACTATAATGAACAATAGAAAATCTGTTGATGAAATAATAAATCTTCTCGATGGAATAAATATTTCTATACAGAGTAGCGATTGGGAAGAGAATAACAAAATACTAAAAGCCAGTAGTGAGTACAACAGAATAGAACTTTTAAAAAATCTAAATAAAAAACATTCAGATAAAATAAGGGTTTCTATCAACTTGGTGCGAGGTGGCATTGACAGCAAAGAAAAACTTTTGAAAACCATTTCAAAGCTTGAATCTTGTGGCTGTAAAAATATCAAGATAAATGAGCTTCAAAATAGTCCTTCTTTATATGTTTCATTTGAAGACATTATGAAAATAAAAATGAAATCTCCTTACTCTCACGGTTGTTCTACAAAGATAAAAATAGACGGAGTGACTGCTGGGCTTATTCTAAAAAGAAGTTGTTTCATAGAAGAAGTAAGTAGAGAAGCCACCGTAAGTGATTTTATAAAAGCACTTGTTAAGCATTATGTACATAACAAGAAAAATCGTTTTTCTGTTATGTATGAAAACGGAATGGTGACAAAAGGATGGGCAACAAAATGTCAAACAAAAAACTGACCGATATAACAAAAAAAATCATTTACTTTGAGGAAGAGGAAGAAGCTCCAAAAACAAAAAGTAAAAAAACTTCTGGTGGTCACTGTGGAAGCAGTGGCGGTCACTGTGGAGTTTCTGGAACTTCTGGTCACTGTGGAAGTAGTGGCGGTCACTGCGGCTGAACCTAAAATACATAGGAAGAAATATGATACCAAAGATTGGCACTAAAGCAGTATGTATAAAAGATTATCACAATGGTGGATGGCTTAACTATACTGGAACTGTGGTAGCTATCAGGGGAAGTTTTACTAAAAATGTTGGTGTTGATTTTGGCGTCAGGTCAAGGAGTGGTTACGGACATAATCTACTTTGGAACGGAGACTCTGGCGGAGATTTCTTTAAGATAAAAAATGAAACTGGATGGTGGTTTCCTGCTGATAGATTTAATGAATATTTTAGATTATTAAAAGAACCAAAAGAGCAGTTTGAGTTTGTTTTCTAAAAATGCTTGACAAAGTTTTTTGTTCGTGTTATAATAATACCAGAGAGAATGAAATGGCGGAACCCAAAAAAAGAAAATATACTTTTTTGAAATAAAAAAGTTTTTCTATTGGGTAGAAAATGAAAATGCCTGTTTTCAATGTCTCTCTCCTGCCCTCTACTGCGTCGGACTGACGAGTAAGAGAAGGCCGATGAAACCATTGTGGAGTAGTTGGCACTGGCCGGTATCATTGATACCGGCTTTTTTTATTAAACTTATTGCTTTCTCTAACAAAGGAGAAAAGAATGAACCTATACCTTGCTGAAATAAAATACGAAACAAGCTATTACGAAGGTAAGACAGAAGAACTTCAAATGATTAGATTAGTCCGTGCCGATAGTCAGGAAGAAGCCGAAGGTAAGGCTTGGCATTATATTGAAAGTAAAACAGAAGAGTATTACAAGTACTACAGAACTCTCTCTGTAGATATATCTTCCACAATAGAATAAAGGAAATAAAATGAGTTCATATCTTACAAATAGATTAAGTTTGCTGGCTCAACTGAAAGCAGAATCTGCTAACTGGGTTGGTTATAACAGTGCTTTGGTAGATAAAGTAGCAAGTACTTTCAAAGACGTAGCCGAAGAAGCAGACGACGCAAGAAAAGAAAGAAAAATAGTTTTTGTTTGGGTGTTATCTATTTCTTTGGCTCTTATTGTTGGTATTGGTTTTTTAAAGAACGTAATAGACAACGATAACTGGAGATTAAAAAAAGAAGCAGAACTTACCGAAACAATCACTAAAAATATATCTACAAAATACACTGAAGTTCATTCTGGGACAATATACCAGAAAGATGGTGTCTTGTATGTAAAGGAATAAAAATGAATAAGTATCTTCTTAAGTTTATAAAGCAAATGAAAAAAGAAACCCTCATTGGCTCTCCTTATAAAGTTAAGAAGTATGTTTCTAAGTTTTGGGGAAAATATTTTGGAACTGTGTATATCATCACAGATGCTAAACATAAAATCAGAATAGATGTTAGAAGTGAAAAGCAAAAGGATGAAATCTGGCCGGTTATTTTTATTGATAGACAAGATTGTTTTGATAAACCTGCTAAATGCCCTATCCAGCTTCCTGTTCCAAAAAACGAAAAGGAGTATGAAAAACTTTTTATGTATATTCAGCTGATACTTATAGATGATTCTTGGTATGATATAAGCAATGAATATCAAACAGAGAAGTGGGTAAAAGGATATGGCACCTGACAACGATATGATTTTAACTGACAGAGAAGTTCAAGCATACAAAACTATTCTGGCAATATCTAGAGATAGTGATGTCAAGAAAGTTTTAACCAAAAGATTGACTAAGCATTTACTGCAAGTGATGTTCAGGGATGTGTACAGGCAATGTAGAAAAAAGAATATGAGATTTATGAAGGAACAAAAAGATGTGTCCTAAGTGGTTATACTTAGGAGTTAGATATGCGCATCATTTCTATATTGACTTTTCGGATTCAACAAATCGAGGAACGAACTTTACTTGGAAAAAGTTTCCTAATCTAGTTGTTAGATTGACTTCTGTTCATGCTCCACTCTCTTATCCTAGAGGTAATAACAAATTGTTTGTGTCATTGAGTTGTATTACTGCCTATGCAGTAGCTTATATTTTGAGCTATGAGGATATTAAAATAGAGAAGAGATTGATTGAAGTAGAAGGGGCAATATGATACACTTTGATTTTACAGTGAACGAGGAAGATGCTACAAATATTTTTGATTGTATAAACTCAAAAATAACTGACGACGAAGTTCAACTAAGAAAATCTATAATAGATAACGAGAAGTACTTAAAATGGTACACAACAGATTGTGACGATAGAGCGCACGTAGCAGAGCTCTACAAAGACAGTAAAGAGAAAATATCTTGGTACGAAAAAGATATAGAATATTTGAAAGATTTGAAGATAAGAATGCGCAACAAATATAGTAACAAGGAAACTTTAGAATAAATAAAAGAACTAAAGCGGGCAAAAATGGGTCATTATGGTAGTGATTATGAAGACAGCTATACATCAAAATCTGCTTGGACTCTTAGAGAAGGTTGTACTCCTTCTCCTGTTATACTAATGAATGCTAGTCAAGACAAACTTCATATTGACCTTCCTGGGAGGAAATATATTAAGCACGAAAGATTAAGGAATGAGGGTTTTGCAGTTCATCAAAAACCAAATAGTCCAAGAGATACCATTGAAAATAATGCAAAACCAAATATAGGTATTACAGAAGATTTAGAAAGTTTTGGGCACATACGAACATGGGAGCATTTTGGAGATTTAAGCCAAGATGATTATCCCCTTCTCGATTCTCTTGTCAGTAAGATTGGTTGGGTAGTTGGTAGTGATAAGCAAGGTAGAACTCTTTATCATTATTCAGCAGAACAATGTAAACAGCTTTTGCGTGAAGCTGGCTTTTTATGTGTTAAAATAAAAGATTGTCCTTTTTGTGGAAGTAAATCTAAAGTAGTTGAGTTACAAGATTGTGGAAGTAATAATCTAACATATGTAGTTCAGTGTGAGAATTGCAAAGCAGAAACCACTGAGTTTGCTAATCCAGATATGGCTGTTCTAGCTTGGAACAATAGAATGACAGAAGAAAATAAGTTAAAACAAAATACTTGACAAAGTTTTTATTTCATGGTATAATAATAGTACAAGGAAATAGCTCGTATGAGCGAAAAAACTTATAGGGGGTTATATGAAGCAGAAGAGTATCTATTCCATCGTCAGGGACGGTAACGGAAAGCGCATTGGAATGGTTGTGGCTTTTGGACCTGGGCAGGTGGGCTTTTCCAAGGTTCATCCCAAGGAAAAGTTCGACAAGAAACTCGGCATCTCCGTAGCCATCGCCAGGGCAGTTGATCCTGACACTATGGAATTTCATGTGAGCTACGTCAAAGGGAATATCCCGCCTGAATTCCAGTATCCCCTGGAAAGGATAAAGGATGCCTCGACCAGGTATTTTGCACCCGTGTAAAAATTGCAAGCATTTCGCAGAATATAGCACAGAAACAAGAAGCTACAAAGATGGTTATGGTTTTTGTTGTAATATAGATGCCGAACCATCTTTGACAAACTCTTCGTTTCATCCTTTTAGAATAAATCCTACCGATACGGTAAGTTGCAATCAATACTTGGAGAAAAAGATTGAAAAGAACAAAGCAAGAGCGGCTGGAAAAGGAAAAGAAAGCAAAGACGAAGAAGATGACCTTGGAGAGTTCCAAAGAGATTTACAAGAATAGATTTCTAAATAAATACTCTTAAATAAGTTTAGTTTTGGCTCTCCTCTTTTGGAGAGCCAAAGTCATTGGAGGGGTATATGGAAAATACAGATTACTTATGTCCATATTGTGGATCTTTATCTTCTTTTACTTCTTCAAAGAAAGAACTCTTACATTGTAAAAAGTGTAATAACTTTTTTGCTTTGGAAAAAGAACTTGTAAGAAGAGAAAGCTGGAACCCGCATATTACAAGCAAAGAAAGAAGTGATATATTGAATAAGGAGTATTACTTCTCTATGCTTAGAATAAAAGAAAGAATGGAAGAAGAGCTGAGGAGACAAAAAGATGAAAGTGAAAGTTAAAGGGAAAACCGTAAAAATCCCAAAAGGCATTGCTGGATTTGGTAATGTCAAGAAATATATAAAGAAAACAAAGAAAACTGGATCTTTCAAAGTTCAAAAAGGAAAGTAAATGCTTAAACTTGGAGATAAAGTAAGTTGCCTTGAAGAAGGAATAGACGAAGCCATAGTGGGTGGTATTTTTATTCCCGAAGACACAGATGAAACCCAGGTTCTATTGGTATTTCAAAAAATGTTTTCAAATACAATATCCGGGCACAATGGCTTTTGGATTAAGCCATATGCTAAAGATAAAAAATATTCTTATTTAGATAAAGATTTCAGCAAAGAACAATACTCAAGTTATTGGGTTAGACCGCAGGAATGTAAGATTTTACGAACGCAGTTTGAGTTTGTATTCTAAACTTATTGACAAAAAATCGTATATACTGTATAATAATATGTAGGAGAAAAGATGACGATAACTTCAAAACTGACTGTTCATTCTAACAGGATTTCAAAAGTAGATATATCAAGTGTGGTAGATGTAGAGGGCGATAATCCTGGCATTTTCAATATAAATGAAGTAGACACAAACTCTGTAGAGTTCGAGCTTGTTACTCCGTTCCCAAGTCAAACGGTAGATGTTCCTCAAGCTATTTTTGAAAATGAAACAGAACTAAAAAAGAATACTCTTGAGTACATTGAAGAGCTTATACAAATGTATAGGGAAATGTATGGCAGTATCTCTTCTTCCATAAACAAATTTGATGTAAGAAAAAAACTTGCAGAGGATGAATAATGCTTCTTGTAAAATACAGTAATAAAGATACTGATTCTGCTGATTATGAAACATCTGGATATTCTATTAAAATAGACGGGAATATAGAAGCAGACCAAATATTAGAAAGTGTTATTATGCCACTTCTAAAATATCTTGACTTCACCTTAGAGGAAGTGTTGGTTACTTCAGAAGAAAAACCTGAAAAGCGTAATAAAGCAACGAAAGAAAAATACGAAAATGTTTAACCATATAGTAAGATTTTTTTTGAATGTAATACTATTCGCTGGATTAGTAATCTTATTTTTTTAAGGGGAGTAAAATGGATCACAAGAATCTAAAAATTTTTTTGGACTGCTCTGGCAAGACGTTTGAATACAACCTCATCAATGACGATGGAGAGGTTATGCTCATGGGTGATGGATACGAAAGCGCGGATGAAATAATAGAAGAACTCTCTCTGTGGAACAATGCCCTTAAGCAAGTGTTTGGTTGAACAAAAGGGGATAAAAGGTTTCGACATATATCTTGCTTAAAGCGACGCAAGGCCCACAGCTATCGAAAGCTTAGAGATATATGGACCCGGCTTCAATGCCGGTATCTCCAGTACTTTAGAGGTATAAGATGTATATTTTGAAAATGGTCGAGTGCATAGCTTATTCAGGAACTTGGACAAGCTACTATGGCATTTTCTCAGATGATTCCATATCTTTAGTTGCCTTGGATAAGCTTAAAGTTTTTATTTCTAAACGTGATGGATTAAAAATAGATTCGTGGGAAAGCATGGCTAGCGGAATTGGCTATGAATACCCTACAGGTGGAGATGGTTCTGTTGAAATATATTTAGAAGAAGTAGAGCTGAACAAAGAACTATTTTAAGGAGCATCACCAATGGCTATCACACTTCATAACGTAAAAATCAAAGATATAGAACATGAAATAAATGGTAGCAGTCTCGATGATGCTATAAGTACTCTCAAAGAGCTTAGAGAGGAGTATTGGAATTCTTACGAGAAGCTTCATTTTGAAATTACTGTTGAAGACGATGCCGATTATAGAAGTGTCAGTGTTATGCTCGTAGGTGAGCGGAAAGAAACCGAGGAAGAGAAGATAAAAAGAGAGACAGAAGATAGGTTATCTCTAGAAACAGTAGAAACCTACGAGAAGGCTGTACTCGCCAAGTTACTTGCTAAATATGGGACACCTGAATGACAAGTGTCTTTGTTTTATCAATAAGCATACCTTTGGTTTTCACTGTGCTTCTCAAAATTATCTATCTTATAAAAAATCCGTTTTTCTTAGAAACTCATCACACTATGACAAAAGAATCTTGCGACACTTACGAAAAAGGAACCTTTGATGATTTTCTACGTTGCTATAATGCTAGAGTTTGGGAGCGAGATATAAACTTTCCAAGTTCTCATTTTGAAGCAGATATAGATTATCCTTATTATAATAGCCAAATCCACGCAAGCATTATCTGTTTTGATAAAGTAGGAATGTTGCTTGACAGAAAGTCGTACAAGAAGTTCAAAAAATGGGAAAAGGAAAACACTCTATCTTGTAATAAAGAGGTTAATAATAAAATATGGAACTAAATCTTCTATTTAAGGAGCATCACCATGAAGAAGAATAAAGAGTTTATAGAGTTCTTTGGAGAGGGAGATATTCCAGAAGATGTCAAAAAGAAACTTCAAGAGACAATAGATAAAATGTCAAAAAAGGATATCGATAAAATCATTAAAGAAAAGGAATAGATGAAAAATAAAATAATAAACTTATTTATAATAATATTGGCTGCATCCGCTCTTTCTTTTATGGCATATTTGTTAGGTGCTCCATTTTTAGCATCAAGCTGTTTTTTCTTTTCTTTTGGCTTTCTGGCTTTTGACAGCTATAATAGAAAGCAAAAGCAAATAGACTATCTAATAGACAGGATAGCTGAAGAAGCTATAATGAAGATTGATTTCATATTCAATGATGACACAAAAACTACTGAAGAAAAAGAAATTTTAGCCGAAGATGTGGTTGAATATAGCAATCTAATAAAAATCTTTAACTCTATATTTGGCATTGATGAAAAAGAAAAAGACATTTCAATGGTAGTAGATGCTGTGCTTGGTGATTTTCTTTGCTTTAGTATAGAAAAATATGTAGTCCTGGAAAACAAGTTTCAATACTATTATTACGCAGAGTATAACAAAAACTATTGACGAAGTTTTGACTTCGTGGCATAATAATACAGGGGAGAAAAAATGGAAAATAGTTTTGATTTTATAACAAAGTGCCGCAAGAGGCATAATATATTTAATACTTCGATTTGTTTTTTGAAATCATTGAAAAACAACATTGCGAAGGTTCCTTGGTTTGATATAACTATGGAACATTCCTATCAGGAAGTTGAAGTCGATAAGAAAACTTCGTATCAACTTTATGAAAAGGGAATTATAATAGGCGATGGTGATTTGATCTGTACCAAATGTGGAACTATTTCCCACAGTATGGTTGAACACAAAGATATAAAAGGGTATTTTTATTGTGATAACAACCATTGTGTTTATACAAAGTCAGATTTTTCTGCTCAACTTTTTCTTTATATGGATTCAATAGCTGCTAGAGTAGAATCTTTTCTATCGAGGAAGTAAAATCTATGGTTCCACTTAGCAAAAGAGAAGAAGCAAGAAAAAATATATTGAATTGTGAGTGCCCAGAACCAGCAAAAAGGGTAAAGTTTCATGCAGAAACTGGCAATATATATTCTATATTTTCAAGTAACTTTTGGCCAAATAAAGTAGAAGAAGGACCTATAGCATATGTTGATAGAATAGCAAAATCTTTTTTATGGCCTGACTGCTTAAGTGATAAAAATCTTGTTTCTGCTATTCATAGGTATGATAGCTTAGAAGTAGCCGCATACTATATGATAAAGTATAGCAAAAAAGCTATGCAGTTTGAGTTTAACTTCAGCTCTTAAAGTAAAGGTAATAGCACCCTTTCTTATGGGCTGCTGATTTGCCCTCTTTTTTATTGGAGGAATGGGTGTATAAAGTTGGAGATACTATAAAAATACGAAGTAAAGAGTATTTCCGGAATCTACCTGATTACGACGAAAGCGGATATGGGGTTCCTATTGGTGCTTATTTTACCGATATAATGTTTATTTTTTGTGGTAGAAAGTTTATTATCGAATCGGAAACAAAGGCCAATATAATACTTCGTACTGGAGACCCTAAGATATATGGTGATTTAGACAAAATATATGCAGTAAGAAATATTGGTAAATACGATAGCAACGACGAATATGGAATAAGCAATTTTAAATTTTCAGAGTATATGTTTGAAAAACTAGCACAGCAGTTTGAGTTTAGCTTCTAAAAATACTTGACAAAGTTTTCTATTCATAATATAATAATAGCATACGTTTTTAATCTTGCCTCCGTGATGGAATGAATACATTTTGGACTTAAAATCCAACGCCCGTAAGGGATTGCGAGGTCGAACTCGTCGGAGGCATATTCTGTTTTCTATAGAGGGGTTATATGTTTTGTAATAAAAAGTTGCGTGAAGCAATAAAAGTATTAAACGAGGAAGTAGAAAGAGCAAAGGCATATTGCGAAAAGGTAGAAAGAGAAAAGGCCAAACAGCCAGATGTTTTTGAAGTCCATTTTGATATGGAATATTTTTTCGACAGTTCTCCAGCTGATGTCAGAACTATCAGTAGGATTTTCTGCTATAGAAACAGAGAAAGAGCTTTGGCGGCAGTTAGTGCTCTACAAACAGGAAGCAAAATAAGCTTGCCTTCTATTATAGAAGAAGATACTGTGATAGAGGGTTTCTTTGAACATTATATTGATCCTAAAAATATAGTATTCAAAGATGTCTGGATAGAAATAATACCTTGAAAAGTTCTTGACGAAGTTTTGACTTCGTGGTATAATAATAGCACGGAAGAAAAAGTTAGAAAGGGGATATATTTTATGGTTCCACTAAGGTATAGAGAAAATATAAGAAAATATATCATAGGAAACAAAAGTCCAAAGTCATTTGACGTAGTAAACTTTTATCATAGCCCTTATAACATTACTTCTTTTTTTGAAAAAAACTTTAGCAAGCGTGATAAAAATGAAAATATTACAGAATATATCAATAGGATTGCTAAGAATTTTTTATGGCCCGATTGTTTGAATGACAAAGAACTGGTTTCTGCTTTAAATTGTTTTGGATGTTTAGAAATAGCCAATTTCTATATGTTAAAATACAATAAATAGCACGGGGGAAGAAAATGAAAAATGAAAACATTTTTGGCCTTGATGTAGTTTCTTTTAATGTAGAAGATGCTCTTCCTCCAAAGAGGTCGTATGTAATAGCAAAACTTGTAGACTCTGTTTCAAAGAAAGCAAAGTTGAGAAGTTCTTACTATGATAATGGTGTTTTCTGGGATAGCGAGAGCAGCCATGCTTCTGGTATAGAACATAGTTCAAGCGAATGTGACGATGAAGAAACATTGATATATAACTGGGAAGTAGTTTCTTGGTTTAAAGCTGATTTTTCTTAGTAAAAGTTCTTGACGAAGTTTTGACTTCGTGGTATAATAATAGCACGGAAGAAAAAGTTAGAAAGTTCCATGAAAATGTTGAGTTTTCTGACAGCGGCAAGGTAATGTGGCTCACTCCGCATAGAGCGGTGGGTAAGACCTTGGAATAAGTCGTATAGACGACAACCACATAAAATGATTTTGGCTTTAGCAGTGTTCACCTTCCTTTTTTACGGTGGTAGGTTTGTGAACACTTAAATATAAATGAAAAACCGTTCCTATCTATGATGACCTGTTCCAACTTCATAGATGTATTAAAGTACAGGGGCAACTTTGGATGTTTTGACCTTTCTTCCTTAGTGGTAGTTTAATGGATTAGGTTATTGATTTTAGATGCCCGTATAGACAAGCTTTTAGTTGTTGTATTTTAAGTTGGGTGCAAGCCCACTTTAGCATGATAGCTACAAAGCCCTATATTCTAAAATCACTTATGCCTCTTAAGCCATGTTGCAACATGATTGCTTAGGCAAAATGGGCATTTTATTTGTTCCCTTCGTCTATCGGTAGGACAGTTTGTTCTCAGCAAACAAAGATTGGTTCGACTCCAGTAGGGAATATAGTTCATTCTTCGGTAGCTCAGTTGGCAGAGCGTCTGGCTGTTAACCAGAATGTCGCAGGTTCAAGTCCTGCCCGGAGAGCTAAAGTTTCTATCTAGTGTTTCTGTTCCATACAGCCAAAGTAGATCGACGTTTATGAGTAGGGGTAAGGAGTTATTGCGCCTTATCTTGAAAATAAGAATGGATGAAATGGTGTCGAGTTCAGGCACAAAGGGAAACTCTTCTCTTGACTACTAAGAAGAGTGCGGCAAAAAGATTGAATGGAATGTTGGCAAACGGTGAAAGCTTATTGTCGATGTTTCAAACAAAACTTAAACGCAGGTAGGTAGTCAAACAAGTTCCCTTCGTCTATCGGTAGGACGCTCCCTTCTCAGGGGAGAAAGATTGGTTCGACTCCAGTAGGGAATATATTTCTTTGGTGGCTTATAGAAAGAGGTTTAGCTCAACGTGCTACTGGTGATGTTGTTAAAATATGAAAATGATTTTAATAATGTTGCTTAGTTGCTAGGGCAAAACTCATTAGCTCGGCTTTTATTTTATTTTCGCCGTCTTGCTTTATTGTATTGCGAGATTAAGTAACAGTAAGACCCTGACCATAGGGTGACATGGCTCGCTAGGTTTGCGATAAGAAACTCCCTTGTTTTTTCGTTTAACTTTTTCTCTTGGGTTAAAAAGAAAAAGTAAAATAGTTTTATGTGCGCTGTGTTGCATATATAAAACTACTTATAGCCAGCTTGCAAACACAGGGCTGGCTACCAAGTTCCCTTCGTCTATCGGTAGGACAACACGTTCTCAGCGTGTAAAGATTGGTTCGACTCCAGTAGGGAATATACTTTCTTTTTTTAAGGAGGGTTGCTATGAGTAGTGGAGAAAAGGAATGGCTTAAAGAAAGAGAAGCTTACGAAAAAGAACTGTATGAAGATTTCGAATCGCAAAATGCAAATGGCCCTGCTTTCTTGAGCAATGGAGAGTTTGTTCAGTATCTAATGTCCCGAATGTATCATGAAGGGCTTCCTTCAAAAGAACCAATGTAAAAGTCCTTGACTAAGTTTTTTGTTCAGTGTATAATATAAGTAAGAGAAAGCGTTATTAGCTCAACAGTAGAGCATTTGGCTTTTAACCAAAGGGCCGCAGGAGCGTCACCTGCATGACGCATGAAAGTTTGTTATGAGAAGCGTTGAGTATGCCAACAAATCATAGAGTGAGTATATCTTGCTGCTCCCTAATAAGGAATGGAAAAGTTGAAAGCAACTACATTTAAGTGCTGCTCTTCTGTTGTATCATAATAGGCATCCTCAACTTGCTATCGAGAGGAGAGCTTTAAACTTGTGGTGGAGAATGAGAGTTAGCTCCTTGTTAAGTTTTGAAAAAAACTTGTCTTGGAACGCTTTTGTTTTTTATTCATTAGCTAAGCTCAGGCGTAGATAGCATTCAAGTTCCCTTCGTCTATCGGTAGGACAGTTTGTTCTCAGCAAACAAAGATTGGTTCGACTCCAGTAGGGAATATAGGCGTACTGTGGCTCATTGCTCACAGGCAAACAGCATTGGCGTAGCGAAGAGCTATACCAAGTTGCGCAAGTAGGTTTTGGTTAAGGGCTAAAAGCTGGTTGGGAGTAGTACAACTCTTGGGGCTTTAAAACAACCAGTAAAGCAAACTGTATAAGTCCCTGATTACAAATATGGTTATGTGATACAGTTTATGGAGGTACTCAATCCTCCCCACATTAAGCAAGGTAGAGACGTTTATTTTGTGTGGTGCCTGAATAACTATTGCTTCACTCTGGCTAGCTGGTAACAAACTATCCCAGCCAGTACGCCTTTTAAGTTCCCTTCGTCTATCGGTAGGACGGTTTGTTCTCAGCAAACAAAGATTGGTTCGACTCCAGTAGGGAATAATAAGCCATTGGCCGCCCATTATTATCAGGGCGTGAGCTATTGGTTTTGATACGTTTGCTCAATTGCGTATCGCTGTTAAAAGCCGGTTTAATGCTGTTTTATTCCGTGGGTAACTGCGGGTAGAATGATGTTCTATTGGCCTATAACAGTTGGGCTGTGCTATTAGAAATAATGGCACATTTATGCACCGTTAGAATAGAAGTAGTTCGCAGGGTTTTCAACCCTGACAGGCGGGGGCGGTACCCGCACGGTGTATTGAACTCTAATGGCCTAGAACATTTTTAATCACCATTATATCATTTGGAGGTTCGCAGATGGTTCATTTTGACTTTGTAGTAACGGACGAAGAAGCAGAAACTATTTTTGACTGTATGAACCTGGAAATAGAAAAATGCGATGACGAAGTTGATGTGATGAGTAAAGAAGAAGCTGCGCCAAACATTCAGTGGTTTTCTGACAGGAAAGGTTTCATAGATAAGCTCAAAGAAAAAATGAGCAACTATGTAGTAGAAGAAAGGGCAGTTGGATAAACGTATAACATTGCCTTTTAGTTCAGAGGTAGAATAATGGTCTTTGAAGCCATTTGTCGCTGGTTCGAATCCAGCAAAGGCAAAAGAAAAAATAAAACAGATATTCAAAAGAAGAATATCAGAAAGGAGTGTTGCCATATGATATATTTTAGTTCAGATTGGCACCTTGGCCACTCCAATATAATAAAGTTCTGTGACCGTCCCTTCTCTTCAACAGGAGAAATGGATAAAGCTATTCTGGATAGATACTGCGAAACAGTAAAACCAGAAGATACATTTTATTTTCTTGGTGACTTTTCTTGGTATAACTGGAAAAGAAACTATGAAATCTGGAGTTCTCTCCCTGGAACCAAATATTTTATAAAGGGAAACCATGACAAGGATGTAGATGAGTTTATAGACACATCCACCATAAGCAACATATGGGTTGAAAAAAACCCAGTAACTCTTTGCCATTATCCTATGCTATCATGGGATAAAAGCCATTTCGGGGCAATCCAGTTATACGGCCACCATCACACATTGGATACGAATAGTATTTTTCCAGGCAAGAGAATAAATGTAGCTTGCGACAAATGGGACTTCAGGCCAGTTTCTTGGGATACTATAAAGCGTGTAGCAGATAAACTTCCAAACAACTGGGACTATATAGAGGGAAGATAGTTATGGATTATTCTATCGGTGAAAAAGTAGAATGTATCACAGATTTACATCCCTATATAAATAAAGGTTCTATTGGAAGAGTAATAGTTGTTGGTAGTATTATGTCAAGTATGGAAGTAGTTTTTTTAGATGTTTTGAAAGGTAAACCCATAGATTGGATATACGCTATACACATTAAAAAAACTATTCCAAAGCAACTTGAGTTTTCTTTTTGAAAGGTAAATAGCATGGGTTTAAAGCATTGGTATAGATGGAATATACATACTCCAGTAAGACATTTTTTTGGGTTGAAAGCAAAGACAGATTGGATAGATGCTTACTCTCATATGGCAAAAAAGATGCTCCCTTATCTCTATGATTTTAGGGATAATGAGAAGATGGGAACTCCTGTTTTTGACGAACCAAAATGTTGTATTGATGAAACAAAAGAGCAAGCACAAACCAGAGAAGATAAATGGAAGCATATTATTGATGAAATAATCTTTGCTCTTGAATATTGCACTGGTGACAACGATGATGATTGCCAAGTTCCAAATCTACTTTATAACCCCAACCAAAAAGAGTTCTTCAAAAGCACTCCTGTAGGTGAAGATGGAACATCGGCGCTTGAGTTCAATGAGGATTATGGAGCTACAAAAATAGACATAGAGCTTCTTAAAAAGAAAAATGAACGTGTTCAGAATGGCTTGAAACTAATGGGCGAATACTTTATGAACCTTTGGGATTGAAAGCGATGTAGCGACTGACGGTATATCCTTTTTATTTCATAAACTACTTGACAAAGTTTTTTGTTTAGTGTATAATAATAGTACGGACAATATGGGAAGTTGGCTTAGAAGCAGCCATCTTATAATGAGTGAGGCATCGCGTTTTTGTCAGAGGGTTGAGTTCCAATAAGCCTACAGCTAAATATGAGCTAGGGGCGTAGTAAAGCTACAGATTGAATATAGTGAAGCCAAGTGGAAAGCTATATGCTGGTAATAAGTAGTTATTGGAGTAGTCTCACAAGACGAACGTTTTGGACGAAGGTAGTAGGGAGGCACCCCGTAAATGGTAAGGCTTAGCTCCTCTTTGGCGTAATAGCACACCATGTTGTCTGTATTTTTTTGGATGTGTAGTGTAGTGGTAACACGCAAGCTTGTCGCGCTTGTATCGGGAGTTCGATCCTCCCTACGTCCGAATATGCCTCTGGCCAAGGATTCGTAGATCTCCTTAGCAGGCTCAAGTAGCAATACTTGACTGTACATAATTGAGGGCGCATCGTAGGGCGCTGACAGTCGGGAAGATAAAGACCGGCATCTTTTTTAAAAGAATAAATAGAGGTATGGTGTAATGGAAAAATAGTGCATGAAGCCACCGTCAAAAGAACTAGGTTAGGTTTCAGCATTAAACACACCGAGGCTGGTCTTCGGAGTTTTGGGTTCGATTCCTGATATCTCTGATTTTCATAGCGGGTTAGAGCAGTGGTAGCTCGGGGGTCTCATAAGCCCTGTCTGTCAGTGGTTCGAACCCACTACCCGCTAACAGGTAAATGTGGATTAGTAGATGGTACCATCTGAAATCTAGGTTCGATTCCTAGGTACCTGTCTTTTTTATGCGGGTATATCCCCTCACTCTGATAAGGTGTTGAAAGGGTAGTCGGTGCAGGGACGTTCAATTCGTCCAACCCGCACTTTTAGTGAAAAAAATGGCTTTGTGGCGGAACTGGAAGACGCAGCAGATTCAAAACCTGCCACACATAAAAGAGTGTATGGGTTCGAATCCCATCAAAGCTATAGATTATTATTTTTAAGGGGGACAAAAATGGCAAGCAACAGTTCAGGTGGATTTGGCTTTACAGGGCTTTTGACGGTAGCATTTATTGTCTTAAAGCTTTCTGGTAAGATTGCTTGGAGTTGGCTGTGGGTACTAAGCCCAACTTTAATCTCGGTTGCTGTAGGAGTTGTGATTTTTATCGCAATCGCAATTGAGAATAATCGCTGGTACGATAGAAAAAGTAAAAAATACAGGTAAAGTATAGGGGCCTATAGACCAACGGCAGGAGTCACAAGTTTTAGACACTTGGTAGTTTGAGTTCGAATCTCAATAGGCCCAGTTTATTATTATAGATTTGAATAGGGGCTTGTAGCTTATCTAGCAGAAGCACCTGATTTGCAATCAGGATATAGTCGGGGCAGCACCGATCAGGTCCAATAAAAAGATATTATATAAGTTTCACGTTTCTAACAACAGGGTGTATCTCAACAGTCTTCTAAACTGTAGCCGAGTAAATGGATCAATGCAGGTTCGATTCCTGTCTCCCTGATTAAAAGGATACTTCATGAAAGAAAAGTATATTAAAGCTCTAGAGTTTTTAAAGCGCCCTGGTTATTCATATACCAATTTTCAAAGCAAGTATTTAGACCATTGCAATATTTTTAACCTTAAACTGTTTTTTACAGAAGATCCAAGAAATGAACATATTTACACTGATTTCAATGTAGAATCTATTTGGAAAAAATATAATAGATTTTGTCTTGAAATATTTCCTAATATTATGGAAAAAACTTATGATATAGAAACGAAAAGAAATCAGATGTTTAGCAGTGTTTATGAAAAAATGGGTATAAGGTTAAGTGATTTATCTATAGAAAGTATTAACTTGATTTTGAATATTTTTTACGATAAAGAAGATAAGCAACTATATTTTGATTTTTAAGGGGTAAATAATGGATGTAGATGATGTTCTCAACGAGAGCTTCTATGTAGAGCAGCTTATGGCAGAAGATTAAGTTTTGGTTTTAAAAAACTTATTCTATGATTTTCTTACTGCTTGTAAAGAAAGTGAGGAAGAACCAAGAAAAAGTTATAGTGGTATAATAATAGACGATGACGGAGAAGAAGTTTTTGACGAGCTTGCCTATTTGACTTATTGGGATGGCTTAGATCAGGAACTTTAATATATATAAAAACCAGCACCATTCAGGAAAAGGTGAAAGGGTTCTAGATCTATCCTCAGTGAAGGTAGGCAGATAAATATGACCTGAAAGGACTTGCGAGGCTGTTATCCGCAATATCCTGTTGGACTGCCCAAACTAAAAAAGTATATCCAGGGATGGTAAGTATCGGGCAGGTCATCTTATTAGCCATATATGTGGTACGCCGCTTTACAGCGACGTGGCTTGAAATAGTTAGCCGACAGTAGGGTGATAAAAAAGAGCTGGGAAAGTTTTTCAGGTAAAAACATACGGCTATCTTGTCGTAAGAATGTCAGTTCAACCCTGACTTCTAGCTTAAAATATAAGGGGATGCTATGGGTTTTTCTATTATTATGTTTTTGACAACAATGGCTGGTATGATTTATATTATTAAAAAAAATAATAATATAAATGCTTTTTATTTCATACTTATTCCAGTATTCATAACTATACTTATTATTATTTTTACTTTTGCAGAGGGAGTTGGCAAAGGGTTTTTTGAAATAGAGAGAATACCAGTTGTAGAAAATATGTATGAGGGAAAATATCTTTTTAAAAGAGATGTTGATGGCGGCTATTCTGTTTTAGAAAAAAGCAACAATAGTCTCGTCTATACTAAAATAATAAATGTTGATAAAGACAGTTCATATTCTCCAGATGATAAACTGTATTTCATAGTATATGAAACTAAAGTTTCAAAGAGTGATTTTTTTAGAATAGGTGTAAAATCATTTAAACTAAAAGAATATTCCTTCAGTAGGATAAAGAAATGAAAGTAATAGTAGCAGGTGGAAGAAACTTTGAGCCAAAAAGCGAACACAAAAAATGGCTTAAAGAAACAATAAAAAAACTAAATGCTACTGAAATAGTTTGTGGTATGGCAAAAGGCGCTGATTTCTTTGGCTATGAAGTAGCCAAAGAAATGTATATTCCAGTAAAAGAGTTTCCAGCAAAATGGGCTTTGTTTGGTAAAGGTGCTGGATACTTAAGAAATGAGGATATGGCGCAATATGCTGATGCCTGTATATTATTTCCTGGAGGAAAGGGAACCGCTATAATGGAAATATTAGCAGCAAGATATAAACTGACTATCGTAAAATGGGAGTAATCTTCTTTACAAAGTTTTAGTTCTATATTATAATATATACATGGGGGAACAAATGACTTATTTTTTTAGAAGATTATTCGGTGTAAAAAGTAATAGAACGAAGAACAAGATTATTACTTCTATGGATAAACTCAAAGCATCTGGAATAAAGCCCCCTTTTGTTTTTACTGTATTTGATACAGAGACAAATGGCCTTAATGCCAGAGACGGAGTTCTTTCTGTTTCTGCTGAAAAATGGTTTTTTGACGGTATTTCATACACACAGATTGGAACTTTTGAAAGGTTCTATTTTCCAAAATGGTTCCTTAATAAAAAAGCAATAGCAGTCAATGGCCTTAATAGAAAAGAGATTAGAAAAAGAAGAAAGGGACATAATTGGCCACGACTTTGGTATAAAGACATTGGCTCCCTTGCTTCTTTTATAGGAGCAGACACGGATGTGATAGTAGGGCATAATGTGAATTTCGACCGTAAATTCTATAGATTCATGGATAACCGAAGATTATTCTGCACTATGTTTTCAAACATTAAAAAAGTAAATAGAAGAAATGAAAATGGCAAGCTCATAGTTCCTAAACTAATAGGAACTGCCGAAGCTTATGAGATAAAAGTAGAAGAAGAAAAACTACATTTTTCATACTATGATGTGCATCTCACTGTAGAGGTTTTCAAGAAAATGGTAGATGAAAGTTTTATTCCAATATTTTAACAATAGAAACGGAGAAGAAATGAGAGTATGATTAAAGAAATATTTATAAATACTATCAGGGGTGACATTTCCCTTAAAAAGGAACAAAGCAAAAAAGAAACTGGTAGTTTTGCGGAACTATTAGGTTTTCCAAGCGTTCAAAGTTTTTCTATAAAGCTCGGTAACACAATAGAAAGTTGTTTCAGGAACTATGTTTTATCAAAAGGTATTGTTTTATCTAAGGGTTCTTTGGGCGGGCATCAAATAGATTTGCTCTTTGAGTATGAAGATACAAAGTATTATTTTGAAATAAAAAATAATGTAAATCTTGATACAGAAAAATCTATAGCTGTTGTAAAAAAAATAACTGATATGTGGAAATACGCAGATATATCTGCTTGTCTTTCTTTTAGAAAAGCAACGAATGAAGAGTTCTCAAGGTTTTCAAAACCTATTTTACAACCATACATATATGGGTATAACGACTTCTTTGATATATTTGGAGATTATCTGCCGGAAGCAGATTTTAATGAAATAATAGAAGAAATACTAGCCGTTTTTGAAGGTTCCTGATGACAAATAAAGAAACTGTGTTACCATTATTTAGATGGAGTGGCGGAAAGAGAAGTGAGATTGATTTATTCAGGCAGTTCTATCCAGAAAACTTTTCTACTTATGTAGAACCTTTCTTTGGAGCTGGCGCTGTATTCTTTGATTTACAATTCGCAGGAAATAATATCATAAGCGATATCCACCCAGAAAGTATTAACTATTTAAAGGAAATACAAAAAGGGAATGGAAGAAAAATATATGATATGCTTAAAGAAGCAAGAAATGAAGAAGATTATTATTATTATATAAGAGATGACTTTGAAATAAAAGACGATACTGATTCTGCTTTCAGGTTTATTTATCTCAGGAAAACTTGCTACCGTGGAATGTTAAGGTATAATAAAAAAGGCGGGTTCAACATTCCTTTTGGCAGGAGTAAATCTTTTACTTTTGAAGAAATACTAGACCCTAAATACTTTGAACTTCTATCAAGAACAACAATCTTGAACGAAGATTTTAGAACAGTCATGGCAAAAACAGAAAGTCCAGAAAGTTTTGTTTTTTTAGACCCTCCATACGATTCTGTCTTCACTGATTATGGTTACTGTACGTTTGGCAGAAAAGACCATGAAGATTTAGCTAACATATTTAAATCTACTAAAAGCAAGTGCCTACTTATAATAGGTGGAACCCCTCTTATACAGGAGTTGTACGAACCTTATATTATTGGTAGTTATAGTAAAAAATATGCCTTCAAGATACATAGCGGTCGAGTATCATCTGAAATAGACAAAGAGCATTTAGTAATAAAAAACTATTGACAAAGTTTCTATTATAGAGTATAATAAATATGAGGGAAAAATAAAATGCAGAAAGCTATTTTTGTTCAAGATACTACTAAGGTTTTAAATGACCATCTTGAAAATGGATGGGAAGTGTTAAAAATAGAAACTTCTAAACCAAGTTTTGGCGGAAATAGTTCCAGATCTGATGCTGGGCTTTTTCTAGTTATTTTGGAAAAGAAGTAAAAGAAGTTATATTGTAAATATAAATGTATAGGGTTTTAAAACGAGGCAATACTTTCCCTTAAAAAAAGTATATTAACCCATACCACTTGTCGCCTTGGCAAAATGTAAAAAAGTTTATACAGTAATACAAGTGGTATATTTTTATTTTTATTGGGTCGTTGGCCGAGAGGTTTAAGGCATCTGTCCTGAATTATCATTTTGTGTTTTTTCAGACAAGATAATAATATGAAAAAAACAAAATGGATATGCCCTAAATGCGGTTTTGAGATAAAAAATAGCCGTGAGAAGCATTTAAATTATTGTAAAGGATACGGCCCCAGGAGCAAGAGGCATAAGATAATAAGAGGCTCCAAAGAGTTTAGCGAAAAAGTTTCAGACGGATTAAAGAAAAAATATTTAGATGATCCAGATTTAAAAAATAGAGTTAGAAATGGCCTAAAAAAATCATTTTTAGAAGAAAAGTATGATGGTAAAGCAAAAACTGAAAAACTAGAAGTAGAAAGAAGATTAAAAATATCTCTGACTGCTAAGAAAAACAAGATTTCTGGAGGATTGAGAAAAGGATCAGGAAGAGGTAAAAAGGGATGGTATAAAGGATTTTGGTGTGATTCGTCATGGGAACTAGCTTATGTAATATATTGTTTAGACCATAATATAAAATTTTCAAGAAATAACAAAAAATTTGAATACATATGGGAAAAAGAAGTACATCATTATACTCCTGATTTTATTATGGAAGATGGACTTTATATTGAAATTAAAGGGTATTTGACTAAACAAGTAGAGGAAAAAATAAGGCAATTTAATTATCCAATAGAAATAATAGATAAAAATAAAATTATAAAATATGTGGATTATGTCAAAGATAAGTATGGTAAAGATTTTATTGAATTATATGAAAATGGAAGAAATAACTGGGAGGGCGTACCAGTGCTGCTTTGAATACAGATAGTGGTGAAAGCCATGCGGTTCGAACCCGCATTCTTCCGGTTGAAAGGCACCCAGGGTTCAAATCCCTGATGGCCCGTTTTTTCTAGTTGTAGCTCAGTGGCAGAGCGGGGCGTTTGGGACGCTCAGGTCGAGATTTCAAAATTCTCCAACTAGACTTTCTTTCTAGGCTCGGGCCACTGCCTGACCGTTTGGGGCGACCTTACGGAATAAACCAAAGTGTGGAAGTTGTGGTAATAAGCTAGAGGTGAAGAACCAGTTACCGAGAAGGAAGTTCCCCTATAAGTGGGTAAAAGATCCCAAATTCATCAAAGGGCGGCGGGCAGCGTGATTGTCCACCTATATTTCTAGGGTAGTTGGTCGAGTGGTTTAAGACACGACCCTGCTAAGGTCGGGCATTTGAAAAGGTGCCGAGGGTTCAAATCCCTCATTACCCGTTTTTTCTTACCAGCATACCCAAATGGTTAGGGGACGCTCTGCAAAAGCGTTAGATGTGGGTTCAAGTCCCATTGCTGGTTCTGTGGTTGTGGCAGAGCGGTCGAATGCGTCAGTTTGTGGAACTGATAGGTTAAATCCTCAACGTGGGTTCGAATCCCATCAATCACCTCGCCGATATATTGGAGAAAAATGAAGTGAAATGTAATGCATGCTTAATACACGAAGAAGTGACGAAATCACTAAATCATTTAGTTCTATCCTCCGATAGGGTTTATCGCTTGCTCGGTATATCCAGCGATGATATGGATTGGTATTATATACTAGAAGCTATGAATGGAAAAATGGAATACCATTCTTGTGTTGGCGATTTTGAAGATTTGTTTCCAATACTGCCAGAGCAAAGGTATAAAGAACTTAGTGATAGTTTTGAAATGAACAAAAAATACAATTTAATACAAAAAAAGAGAATGGATAACATTCTTCCTACAATGTTAGATAAATGTTATTGCGAAAAAATGGGATATAAATAACATTAGAAAAAGTCATTGACAAAGTTTTTTAGATATGGTAAAATTAAAGTAAGGAAGAAGTTTAGGCACATAGTTCAACTGGCAGAATAGTGGATTCCAAATCCATTGGTTGAGGGCTCAAATCCTTCTGTGCCTGTAAAAGGAAACCAAGGAAGTAGCCACCCCCCCCCTTATTAGGTTGAAGGCTTTCCTTCTAGAAAAAAAGCTATACACAGTGTGGGATAAAACACTGCTAACGGCGTATCTTCCTTGGTGTAAAAGTTAGGTTCATTCCTAACCATTACTGGGTCTAATTTTTGTTGGTTTTTATGGCCTGAAATAGAAAAACCAAAGAGGTTAGGTTCTGGTTACACCTGATCCAAAGGGTAAAAAAGGTGTTCTTGAAAATACCAGCAGAAATGCTGATAATATATAAGTTCTTTGAGGGTGATATTCCATACGGGAGACTGTAAATCTCTTGAGTTATTATGTATGGCGGCGTCAAGTGGTTCAACTCCTCTATCACCCAAAGTTTTTTTATATCGTATATAATAATAGTATGAAGAGAGAAGAACGTTTTATAGATTTTTGTTTTGGTAGTTATCGTGAAATGCTACAAATACATTATCTACCTGTTATTGAGATATATTCTCATAGGCATGGAGATAAGAAATACGGAAATCTGATACATTTTCATGTTTTATTTCAGTTTATATTTTGGTATGCTGAAATACAAGTAGGAAGATATTTTAAAGAATAAACTGCTTTGATAGCTCAGATGGCAGAGCATCTGCCTTGTAAGCAGAATGTCGAGTGTTCGATTCACTCTCAAAGCTTGTAATCCCCCGTGGGCTGCTAATTAGCCCCTTTTTTATGCGAGCTTAACTCAGTTGGTCAGAGTGTCTCGTTTACACCGAGAAAGTCGAAGGTTCAAATCCTCCAGTTCGTAAATGCGGAAGTAACTCAATGGTAGAGTTTCAGATTTCCAATCTGACTGTTGCGGGTTCAAGTCCCGTCTTCCGCTTAATGAAGAAAGAAAAAATGCTTTTTATATTAGAATGGATATATAAATCTTTAACGTTCACTAGATATAGAAATAGAGAACTAGAAAAAGATATTGAAGATCTAATAAGAGACATTAAAAAAGATACTAAAGATTGTTGAACACATTAAAAAGAATTTAGTGGGCGAGGCCGCAAGGAGGATTGGCGGCTGAATGTACGGGACTAAAGTGGCAATCTCGATGATATATAACGCCACCACCAGGCCGACGCTGGACACTTACAACACTGGCTGAAATAACGCCGCGAGATAGGGAAGTGCTATCCGCAACTCCTTGATGCGTGAAACGGGGATTTTTAGGAGCGTGGCAGACCGGGTAATGTCCCTATCTTATAAGTAGTGTGCTCGAAAGAGAGTAGGTTCGATTCCTACCGCTCCTATAAATCATAGACCTTTAATGGTATTAGCTTGGTTCGACTCCAAGGCTGGGGTTAGCTTCGGCTTACCCTAGTGTTGTCATCGCGGAGGGATGGCCTATGATTTTTTTATAACCTATTCAATATTGAATAGGTTATTTTTATTAAGGGGATAAACGTGAAACTTTTTATAGGGCAGAAGGTTTTCTGTAATTTTGGCTCTTGGAAGAACCACACTGGTATTATAGCTGTAATTGTTGCCGATGAAGTCGGTATTGACTTTATTAAAGACCCTAGAACAAACCTGGGTCATAATCTAAGAGGGCACATAAACACTGATACTGGCTGGTGGTATCCAGGGTATATTTTTGAAGATAAAGAGTATTTCACGATTATTAAAGAAAATAAGCAACTTGAATTTGACTTCTAAAAGTTCTTGACGAAGTTTTGACTTCGTGGTATAATAATAGTACGGGGGAAAGAAAAGTGAAAAAAAATATTTTTTTTATTGCGTTTATCTTTTCTGTTTTCTGCGCTTTTTCACAGGTTCCTAACGACAATATTTATGGAGATTATAAAATAGATTGTGAAGGGTGCCCGTATTCTAGGATGTTTGTTTCTATAGATGGAACACTCTATCTTTTTCAAGATAAAAATACTAATCCTACCATTTATGTTTATGATTTTATAGATAACCTTATGTTTATAGGAAACGCTGGTTATTATTACTCTTTCAAAAAAGAAAATGATATATGGGTTCTTACCATAATACCTGCTTTTGGAGAAGCTGGATACAATAAAGTTGTATGTTATAAACTCGGGAGTTATTGATGAGTTTTAAAGTTGGAGATAAAGTATTAGTTAAAAAAAATGTATGGGACAAAAAAGAACTAAATAATAAAATAGGCAAAATAGTAAAAATGAGTTCAGATAAAAGAGAATGTATTATTGAATTTAGAGAAAGCATGAAATTCTGTCACGACGGATGTAGATATTATATTGATGGAGTAGCAGATATTGTAGGAAAAGATGGATATTGCTGGGGCTTTATTATTAGTGGAGGGAACGATATTATTGAGTTAGTTGGAGACAAGCAACTTGAGTTTGCTTTCTAAGGATAAACTTATGAGACCACTTAAAATTGGAGACAGAGTAGTTTGTATTAGAGATTACGACAATGGCGGGTGGGCGGGATTAAGTGGAACTGTTGTTGCCATATATGAAAAACGTGATGATGTTGGGGTTGAGTTTGATAGACAATCTAATAAAGGATTTGGCTATGGGCACGACCTTAATAAAAGAATTGAAAATGATAACGGTTGGTGGTTTCCTTATTTCGATATATATTATTATGTAAAAATAGTAGAAAAAAATAAGCAACTTGAATTTGATTTTTAGAAAATGCTTGACGAAGTTTTTACTTCGTGGTATAATTATTATACGGAGGGAGGAAAATGCCAGAGTTTAAACCTAAATACCCTGTAGTTTGGAAAGCAATACTAAAAGCTTTAAGGGAAAGTGGAGGTTCTTCCTCTACAAAAATAGCGGTAGAATGTTATGAAGAAATAGAAAACTTCATCAGTGCTACCAAGAAATGTGAATGTAAATGTCACGATGAAGATTTAATCAAAGCAGCAGAGAGTATGTAAAAATGCTTGACGAAGTTTTGACTTCGTGGTATAATAATAGTAAGAAGAAAATAACAACCCGTATGGGGGGTTCAACAAACAAATAGCTCCGTAAGAAGAGCACAGGAGAAACACATGAACAACATTCAAACCAGCAAGACCGATGAGCGCTTCATTGCCGACATCTTCGTTCCCGGCGTTCCCGAGGAAGCCATTTCCGTTCTGGTAAGGCCAGACACCTGGGAAGGAAATGCTGGCGACCTCCGCGGCCACGACTTCACCGTGAAGATCAGGGCCGAGAGGCTCCCCGACAACTTCTGCGGTAACAAGTACGTTACCATGAAGCTCACCCAGGTCTTCGACGTGGACGTTGAGTTCGATCTCAAGAGGCTCCACTGGACTTACAAGGACGGCATCATTCGCGTGAGCGTTCCCAAGCAGCCCTTCGCCATTGGTGCGGCTGTTCCCAAGTCAGCCGACCTCTGGGTTGAAGCTACCAAGGCATAGTCCTTAAAAAGTGGCGGGGTCAGCTGTATAAGCTTGGCTCCGCCATTTTGTTTTGTAAAGTTAATGGTATGAAAATAAAAGATATCATTGTATTATTAGAATCTAAGAATAAACCTTGGACTGCTAATCAATACGAAAGAAAATGGAATCCTTCTGCTGGTAAGAAAGGTCTTTGGGAGTATAAACATAGGGCAAAGCTTGGCCTATATTCTACAGACACCGACAAAGTAGTCCACCATAAGAATGGTAACATACACGATAACAGAAAAAGCAATCTCGAAATAGTTTCAAGGGCAACCCATGCAGCGTTGGGAAAACCGGCACTAAAACATGAAAAATGTAGATACTGTAATAAACCTCATTTTGCTCATGGCCTTTGTAGAAGTCATTATTACAAGAAGTTCAAAAAGTAAAACTCAAAAACCGTAAAGATAAATAAAATAAAAGTTTGGAGTTTTAATATATGAATATAGCAATGATTTTAGAGAGCGACACCTTCTATATAACAGAGGGTTTAACCTTTTTCAAAAACAGTAAAAGATTAAGTTCTTTAGCTAGTAAAATGGAAAGAAATCTTTCTTACGCCAGTAATGAACAAGAGCGTGAGGAAATAAGCGAATATATAAAAAACTTAAAAGAAGCAGCTCAAGAGTTTTCAAATATAGAAGCTAAATATACAACTGGAAATAAGATAGAAGCCAAAGCAGAATATGATAAACTTCGAGTAAGATATTTCAAACTTATGAAAGACATCAACACAGAAACAATGAAAAAGTTCTTGCTTGGAGCTGGCCTATATGTAGGAATAGCTATTTTACTTAATGCTTTTCCTGTCGGAGTTTCTGGAGAGCAAATGCCTACAGGCCTTGATGCGATTAGAAAGCAGATAAGCATAAATAACTCACAGATTTCTTCAATAAAAAGCAGCACAAAACAACTTGCTATAATGGAAAAGAATATGGGTCTTATGGAAAAACTACAGAGAGAAATGAGTAGGCTTCAAAGAAAGATGCCAAGAACTTAATATCAACATCGGGGGAAGTATGAAACAGCATAAATACGCATTTCTTGAAGAAAATGAAACTTCTTTCATTAGGACTTGGTATAACGATCAAACAAATAGTAAAGAAATAAGAAACATTATAGAAAAAAATCCAATATACTTTTGTAGGTCAATAGATTTAAGTAAGGATAAGATAAAGGCAACTACTTCAATGGTCGTCCTCTCTTATTGTGATAATGATTGTAAGCAGTTTTTCTTTAAGTATTTTAATAAATATGTTATAACAATACAGGACTTGGTTATTTTTCTAGACCAAGTAAAAGTATTCAGGGGATTTGGAAAGGTTATCAAACTTTCAGTTTATAACTGGTTCAAAGATAAAACATTAGACCAAATAGAAAAAGAACTTTCCAGTAATATTGGAAACACCTCTTGGTCTAACAGGGACATTCTCAACAAGTTTCATATAAAACCTTGGAACGCTGATGTTTCAAATCTTTTCAAAAAGTTTGTAGAAGAGGAAAAAGTAAATGAGCAACGAGCTAGTTTTAGCTGAAAGTTTTATCGGTAAGCTAGTAAGTTTCAACAACGAACTTTCTAAAATAGTTTCTATAACTTATTCTTGCAATGATAAAATACCTTTATTTCATTTAGAAAACGGATATGTTATGAATGCTAATATAGCAAAAGATGAAAATAACTCTTACTTTTATACTTGACAAAGTTTTATATTTATAGTATAATATATATAGGACATTTATATTATGGGGGACGAAAATGACAACTTATTATAACGCTGATTCCATGAACTCACAATATGCCATAGGAACTCTTGCTACCAAAGCAATTTCTTTTAAGGATTGTTCTGTAGCTATTATGGAAGTTCCTACTGGAGCTAAAGCTTTCACTACAAAAATAGAGATGGAAAAAAACGCAGAAAACAAAGAAGTCCCAGTTGTTTATATTATGACAGATAATGTAGATAAAGATATACACATATTCAACGAAGGATTTGTGTCTGTATCAAAAAGACTATTTGCTTACTTTGGCAGAGTAAAATATAATTTCGCTGGATATTATATAAAAGATGAAGCGGCTGAAAAATATGGTGTTCCAAGCGGAACTATCTGGATACATGACATCTATATCAATAGCAACTTTATTGACTTTCCACTTTTTACCAGAATAATGACAAATGCTGGACTTAAAATATTACCAGTTGTAAATATTATGAAGTTTTCTGAGGAAAGTGCAAAAAGCGTCATTGGAACTCCATCAATGATAAACCCAAAAGAAACAATAGAAGAAATATTTATTCGTAGAAGAATAGAAGATTTGGAAGGTTCTGTTTCAACTTATAGTAGAGCGGCTTGCTTATATAAAAAACCAATTATAAATGTTCCAGCTATAATAAAAGAAGAGATCCCGTTATTGCCATTTGCTGAAACAGAAACAGAGGAAGAAGTTAGCCAGACAGAAATAGATAGAATACTGGAAGATATAAATGGAGAAAAAGAAGAAAAGCCAGTATCTAAAAAAATAGAAATGTTGAAAGAGTTCGTAAAGGATACTTTTGATTTCTATATAGAATCTAAAACAATGGCGGAAGAGCTTACCATTAGAAAAGTAGAACTTAAAAAAGAAAACTACTATCTTATATTAAGTTACATAAAATCAAAGTTTCTCAATTATATTCTTCTTGATAAAGATTATCAAGAAAGTAACCAGAAAGAGTTCAGGTTTTATTTTATAGATAAAATAATAACAGATGTTGCTAAAGATTTTATAAAGGAGAATCTTAAAGTATGAACGAAACAGATCTAGAAAACTTTTCTATTATAAAAGATATAGTAGAAAAGGCCTTCTCTTTATCTGATAAGTCCTTATCTTTTTTCAAAGATTTTTTAGACTCGGGAGAAAATATAGCTCCCGAGTTTTTATCTATTTTAGGGCCAGATAGAAGAAAAAAGGTTAATGTTTCATTAAAAAACATAGAACCGTTTGATTCTGGTTGGGAAATATTCTCTCATGTATTTCAAGATTTTATAGAAGAAAATAAAATAGAATATAGTCATTTTAATTCTAATATATTTGATGGCAAAAAACTATTCAAGGCAATAATTAGTTCTTCTATTGGAAAAGAAGAGTATTATGGCAGAAGATATTGTGATAAATACACATTGCCTTATCATGCTTTTGTAAAATACATAAAAGAAGAAGATATAGTACAAAATATATTAAAGACAATAGGGACAAAAAAACTTCCAAAATCAAATAGTTTTGAAATAATTATGACAGCAAACTTTGCCGATTGGTTTTTATGTTCTACAGGCGAAAGTTGGGGAAGCTGTATTGGGTTAGATAGTTCTTACGATAGTGCCTATTGGTCTGGACTTCCTGGTCTAGTAGGGGATAAAAATAGAATAATGATATATCTTACTGATGGTAGCAAAAAAGATTATTTAGATATAAAAGTAGATAAAGTAATAGCTCGCTCTTTTGGGTTTTTAACAGAAGAAGGTTTTATCTATACTTTAAAAAACTATCCAGTAAATCTATTAAGTCCATTTTTTATGGAACATTGCTTCTCTAATTTTAAATTTTATCCTTTTAGTAACGATAGCAAAGTAAAATATATTTCTAAATATCCAATAACTCCACTATATTTTAATGAAGGAAGTGGATGTTTTATATTCAACGATAATTCAGAGTTTTTTAAAAAAGCAGATGGTAGCTTATATATTAGTTCTAAAGGTGGCGGATATTCTGTATATAATGAAGAGGGAACATTATGCGAAGATTCCCCTGCTTTTTATTCAAGTGGGCTAACAAACTTACTTAGAAATGAAGAACAAATATCAGATCACTTTGAAGAGTTTTTTACTTGCCAAGAATGCGGTGTGGCTATGTCAAGTGAGGAATGCTTTCATATGGACGATGGAATTTATTGTGAAGAGTGTTATATAAAAACTAATAGTAGGGAATACTAAAAAAATACTTTACAAAGTTTTTACTCTATGGTATAATATTATATGAAGAAATAGATTGTTTCTACTTTTGTAGGAAAAGCTTATTATTTGGGGGATGAAGCATTATGTATGAAAAAATAAATAATGAAATGCTTCTTGAACTTTTTAGAATACCTGCTATGTCAGGAAAAGAAGATGCTGTAGCTGATTTTATTAAAAAGAAGTTAGTAGCAATGGAAGTTTCTTTTAATATAGATTCCTATGGAAATATTTATAATGTTTCCAATAAAAATAAGCCAATACTTTCATCTCATATGGATACCGTTCAAAGAGATGACGATGAAAAACTTTGCAAGTTTATAAATATTTATCAAACAGATTCTGGCGTTGATGTTCTTAAGGGCCTCGGCGTAATTGGCGGGGATGACAAATGTGGTATATATGCCATTCTTGAAATATTAAGAAAGCACAAAGACATAAACTTCGTTTTTTCAAAAGAAGAAGAAGTTGGCTGTAAGGGAATAAGTGCCTTCGCCAAAGAGATAAATCTTAAAGATAAAGAAATACTTTATGGTCTTATAATAGACAGAAGATTTGCAACAGATATAATCTGTACCCTCAACTCTTATGGATCAACTTCCTTTCAAGATGAATTATCTAAAATAGGAAAAGATTTTGGGTATTCTCCAGCAAGTGGATCTCTAAGTGACGCAAATACTTTAAAAGAATATTTTAGTTGCGCAAATCTTAGTTCGGGATATTTTAGACCGCACTCAAAGCAGGAATATGTAAAACTTCCTGATCTTCTAAAAACGATAAACTATATCGAAAGTATAATAGAAAAAGTAACTGTTCCATTTTCTCCTTATGTTGCTCCAACAGTAAAGACCTATGATTATTCTAGTTATAGAGGTAAGGGGCCTTACTATGGTAAAGGTGAAAAAAAAGATTGGCGAAAAGACGATTGGGACGACGAGTATGCTTTTTATGGTAGAGAAGAAAAAAAAGTAAAAACAAAAGCAAGAGTAAGTAGCGGGGGTCTTGATAAATATTTTCCAGTTAAGCATATTTGTGACTGCTGCAGTATTTTGACAGAATGCTATAGGTTAGATACTTTTTCTAAACCAATTTATGTATGCTCTGTTTGTTCCGATAAGCTGGAAACTGAATTGTCTGATATAAAGGTCTTGACTGATCCTTATTATTATGATGAAGTTTAATATATTTGGGGGAAATAAAATAAGGAGAAAAACAGGATAAATAATGGGAGTGGATAAGTTAATAATAGTTTGCGCAACTGTGGTTTTGATAATATTTTTAATGGGCTCTTTTCCAACTGTGGCAGTTGCCCTTACTGCTATTTCTCTTGTAGCTCTATTTCTGCTAGATCGCAACTAGATTTTGGAAAGATAATCTTTAGAGGGTAAGATGACGAAACTGACTTCAAACGAGCTAGCTGATTTAATAGTAGATTATCTAGAGGAAAATAGATATCCAGATAAAATGTTATCTTTTATCTGGAAAACTATTTTTGATGGCGTTGAAGCATTTCCAGAAAATCCAAGAGAGTTTATAGATTTTATTCTTGATGAGATATATTCATCTGAATTAAAATACCTAGCAAAGATTTATAGAAAAATACAAAAAGAGGAAAACAATGAGTGAAAAAGTAGAAGTTAATATAGCTCCTAGTAATGTTGGAAAAACTGGAACTGTAATAGACATGCCAGTAATAAAAACTGAAGTTAAAGATGGATTAGAAGTTTCGTTTGAGACGTTTGTTTCAGCCAAGAAAGGCGTAGAGGTTTCTTTTGAGGTTGAAACTGTAAGCGGAAAATAAAATATTTGGGGGTAAAGAGATATGAACTCTTTAGATAGTAAAAACTTCTCTATAATAAATAAACTGGCTGGGGATTATTTTTCTTTATCTCCAGACAGTTTTATTGTTTTTAATAAAGCTCTTATGGAAGGAAGAGAACTTCCAGAAGAATTTGCTGCAATACTAAAAGACTCTCCTGATGGTAGAGCAAGGTTTAAGGCCCCAGTCACTATAAACGAAAAAATAGATGATGGCTGGAGACTATGGAAAGAAAAGTATAGCTCATTTTTTCAAACAAATAAAATAAGCTATGAAGAGTATTACAACAATAGAGTTAATAGCGAAGATAGCAAAGTTCAAAAACTATCAAAATTTATTTCTAAATGGTTTTTTGAAAATACAAAAAGTTTTATAGAGCAAATGGCAAGATATAACACTTTGCGCATTATTTATTCTTTTCTTGCTGCAAATGATATATCAAAAGAAAAATTCTTCTCTGATGTATTTGAAAAAGAAGAAAATATAAAAGCAGCAGTTGAAACTTGCCAAGCAATGAAACTGTCTGCTAAAGACGGTAAGCTTAAGATAAAGTTTTCTGTTTCAAAGAATGAAAAAAGTTTTAGTTTATATATAACTTTAGAGAAGTTTTCAAAGATACCTTATCTTGAAAGTTTGATAAACTATTATATACTAAAATCAAATGAAGAGGTTGGCAGAGTTGCTCTTCCTAAATCAAAAGATTTAGAGATAGTGTTTTCTACAAACTTTGCTGACTGGTTTCTTTGTTCTACATCAGAAAGTTGGAGCAGTTGTCTGTCCCTTACAGCTAACTATTCCTCTGCTTATTGGGCTGGTCTTCCAGGGACGATAACTGACAAAAATAGAGCTTTAGTTTATTTGACCGACGGTAAGAAAAAAAACTACGAAGGAATAGAAGTAGATAGAATTATTACAAGGTCTTGGGTTCTTTTGATGTCAAATGGGAAAAAAGATGTGCTTCATTTTGTAAATGAATATCCTGGCGGGTTTTCCTTATTTGGATTAACTAAAGAAATATTAAAGGGTTTCTTTGAAAATATTCTTTCCATAAAAGATTTGGATGAATACTACACTTCAAAATATCCTTTTGTTGGTTTGTTTCACAGTGCAGACCAAAAAGCTTATATCATAAGTTCTATTTTCTTTGATACTACTTACTTAAGGTTTATTAAAGCAAATAAAGATGAATGCTTATTCAAACACTGTGTGGGAGGAAGAGGCGGAAGTTGTTATGGCTTCAGTAAGAACACAAACAGAATAGAAAATGATTACGGCCATATAGATTTAGATAGTAGTTATAATGGTGAAGAGGATGCTGGTAGTGGATTAGAGTATTTGAAAAATACTGGGAAAACAATAGCTGACAATATCGTTACAGGGTAAAAAATATTTACAAAGTTTTTATTCTATGGTATAATATTATATAGGGGGATACGATGGGAACCAATGAAGAAGCTATTTTTGAAATAGTTAAAAATAACTTTGGATATGACGCAGAGAGTAGTGATTTTATATACAAGCAACTATACGATAGAAACTTGGATAAAAGTATTACTGAAGCATTCTCATCGTATCCAGATGGAAGAATAAGAGTAAAAATAGACAACAAATATAAGGAAAATATAGACGAAGGTTGGAGAACTTTCATAAGCTTTTTCCCTACATTTACAAAAGAGTATAAAGTATCTTATGAAGACTTTGTAGAAAATAGAGTTCTTGTTAATAAGAACACTATGAAACTAAAGAAAGCTATCACAAACTATAATGTTGATAAAGCATTCTCTCAAATGAGAGAAAAGAACTATGATTTTTCTAATAAAATAGAATACATTTCAATAATAGACGATGTTATAGGAAAGGATAAAGTCTCCGCTATTATAGAAATTAAAGATGGAAATAGAAACATAACTAATGTAATCACTGCTAGGGTTCCTGGCAGCGGATCTTCAAACATTTCTTTCATAGATATATCAAGCATGAGTTTTAAAAAGAAAATGTCAAAAGTAGATACTCCAAAGATTATTTGTTTTAATGCTTTTTCAAATGGAGGGAAAGCAAGAACCTCTGGAAGAATTGTAACAAAATATGTAGTGACTAAAAGTGAAAATATTTTTTCTTTATTCACAAGTTCTGGGTCAAATCTTAGTTTTTCTCATCTGTTTGATATCAACAATGAAGAAGTAATCTCGTTGCTAGAAAAATCCACTTGGGTATCTTCTTATAGCAATGCCTTAAATGAAATATTTTTAGTTGTTTCTAGCAAAGAAGGAATAAGTACATTTGGATTTGATATTGAAAGTGAAAAATTTGTTTTAACAACACCTATAACAAAGACCAATCTTCCAGCAACAGATTTTCCTTTGTTTTGTAAAATAAAAGAAACCTCAGAGTTTTTGATTGGTGTTGCACTTAACAATGATAAATTTACTGTAGGATACATAAGTAAAGATGGTATAAACTTTGAAGAAACTACTAGAGTAAATAAGGTAAGAAATAAAGAAATGGTTGGAAATCTGAACGGGGTTAATGCCTATCTTTATCAAAATACTTCTATCCTGTTAAGTCCAGATGCTGATGATAAAGCAATTAAAGAAGCTCTATTTGATAAAGTAGATAGAGATATTACAGAAAAGTTTGAAATAATAGGAGCAAAGTCGCTACCTAAAAATAAACAACTTGAAATAGTTTTCTCTATAAACTTTGCTGACTGGTTTCTTTGTTCTACATCAGAAAACTGGACTTCTTGCTTGAATCTTGATAGTCATAGTCCATCAAGCCATTATCAAGGTTTGCCTGGCCTCCTTGGAGATCCTAATAGAATGATGGTTTATATAACAGATGGTTCAGTGAAAGCTTACGATAATATAAGATCAGAAAAAATGTTTTCAAGAGCCTGGGTTCTTTTGGATAAAGATAGTATATTTAATATAATAAAATTTTATCCATTAGAACTGTTAGGTCCAAAAGATTTAGATGAAATAGCACACGATATAGGTTTTAAGTTTAAATTTATGGGAGAAGATTTTGTTTCAAAGAATAGCATAACTCCTGTTTATTTTAGCTATCCTCGTAATGATAAATTAAAGTTTTCGTCTTTCATATTCCAAGACAAAACTACATTCAAGCAAATAAAGGATAAGTTTCATTTAGTATGGTCTCCTTCGAATAGTTATTATACTATAGTTAAAGACAACAACACAAGCAAATCTAAAATAAAGAATACAAGTTTGTTTCATTATGATGGCGGAACAAGAAATCTTATAAGAGCGGGAATTAAGATTACTTCATATTTCAAAATGTTAGGAGATATTTTTGCTGTTTGTACTGTTTGTGGAATTGATATAAATGAAACTTCCTCAAGAGCATTTAGTCATGATGATAAACGTTATTGTAGGCATTGCTACGAGAAAATGTTTTCAAGATGTAGCATATGTGGTATTAACTTCTTATCAGAAGAAGCTAAAGAAATAGATGGAAAAACTATTTGTCCTAGCTGCCACGAAAGATTTTCTACATCTTGCCATATATGTGGGAAAAACACTATAAAAAGATATACTGTTTATGAAGGAAAAGAGACAGTACATTTATGCGAAGGATGTTGTAATGAAATTTCGTGCGACTCACATGAACCTAAGTATAAGAAATATGTAGATGGTATAAGATGCGTTGAATGTTCTGCTATATTTGTAGATAAAGAAGCCGAACAATACAACGGGGAAGTATTCAAAACCAGGGACGGAACAAAAATGATAAAATGTGTTCCTTGCTTACACAAGTATCAAGAAGAAAATCATTATGATGATACAAACAGTGATGAAGATGACGAGTATTACAATGACGAAGAAAACGGCGACGATAATGAAGAATAAATAATAAAATAGCTAACAAAAAAGCCCACCATTATGGTGGGCTTTTGTATTTCTAAGTAATCTTAACTGATGGTAGTTCCAGTTTTATAAACGTTAAGATTGAGCTCTATGATTTCAATGGTTCCAGTTGGAACTATCTTGATAATACCCTTCATTATGTTTTGTGCCATAACGTCGGCTGTATTTATAGAACTGTCAATAACAACCTTATACTGCTCTATACCATTATCCTGCCTTATTGGCTCAAGGATTGAGTTAATAAGGTTAGTAGCGCTCTGCCAGCTGTCAGTGTTATTCGGCTCAAAAAGCATCGTGTTCATTGCCTGCTTAATAAGCTTCTTTGCGTATATCGTCATTCTTCTTACATTAACTCTATCTAGAGCTGATGTATTTCTCAGGGCAGTTTTCTGTCCATAAACGATAACACCTTTGCTGATAAAATTGACTATCGGATTTACACAGTTAAGGCCACCATAAAGTTCCTCACGCTCATTGAACGAAGGGGACTTTTCAAGGTCTTGAACTGACAGCACGCCTCTAGTGTCTCCAGCTGGAGCATACCAAGGATTGTAAAGCCTATCAACCTCAAGAAGCTTAGCAGCCATAAACACAGACGGTGGGCACCAAACGTAAGCTTTGTTCTCACTGTCATATTCTTTGAGCCAAGGCCAATAAACAGCAGCGTAAGAAGAAGTAACAGCTGAAGTCCTTACAAACTTACCATTGTGCCAGTTTTTAACCTGGAGGTAAGTGTAACCCATAGGCGGATCAACCAAATAAATAAAGTCAGCTCTATTTTCAGCAAGAGCTATAGCCGCATCCTGAACTATCTGGGACGTATTATCTGGAGTGATAAGAATGTGGAAATTGTAAAGTTCGTCGTTTGCCAAATCGCCAGAGGTAGAAAGGGCATTAACAAACAGATCTTCTCCTCCGATAGATGGAATACCATCAGTTCCAATCATGTAGTCGTATGAACCAATAGAGTTATTTATATCACCATAAGAAACGTCGGTTGAACCATCGTTAGCTTTTCCTAAATTATAGGTTCCGTCTGGGAAATCTACTTTTCCATCTCCAGTAGTATCTACAGTATCAAACTTAACCCACTCAGAACCACCCTCTTCAACTGAGACATTTATAACTTTCTCTATAAAGTTATCATCTGCTATGGTGAGAGATATGTTTCCAAAAGTCTCTTGTAGCTCTCCATCATAATAAACTTCAACAGTATAAATATCTTCATCTGTCAAAGCATTGACAGTGGTACTTTTTACTACTGATATTCTGGATGTTGAACTACCAGTCTCTAAGCTGTCTATGATTACTTTATCAGAAGTATCTGATGTAACAGCAGGTTCTCCGGTTTCTGGGTCATCAACAAGCAACATAGTTGTTAAGCTGCTTCCAACTGTTCCAGTAACAACGCTAGGAGCTGTGGTTGTATTGCTGGTGAATCTTATTTTTCTTGTTGCACTGCTTCTGGAAACAGTATAACCAGTTATTGCTAGTCTGCCTAAGTTAGCGGCATCAACTGTTCCAAATAAAGTTATTAAACTTGTTCCATTTATTGAGGTATCGTTGATAGCTAAAGTAACATCTCCAGTCTTGGATTCTCCAAGGGTTAATCTAACCTTAAGAGTATTTGGATTTTGTTCAGCTGAAACTATGCCAGCCACTATTCCTGACTGACCAGGTTCTGTTATTTCACTGCCCTCTGTTACAAGAGCCCTTAATATGTTCTCAGATCCTTCAACAACAGATTCAGGAATACTATTAACTCCAACAAAAGCAGAACTGCCCATAGCAGTTGAAACAAATAGTAAGTTACCACCTACATGATAACACCTTGCCGCTATCTTCTGAGTAATCAAGGCATTATTTATTAGAGATACTGCTCCATTAACATCAACTGATGTTGGAGTTGGAATATATACTTCAGTGAATAAACTGTCGGTAGATACTGTCTTTATGAAAAGCTTGTATCCTGTATGCCCATCTCCACCTATAGTTATAGTTCCAGCTTCTCCATCTAAAGCCCATGATGTATATCCTCTTGTTCCACTAGTTATAGCTTCATTTATTTTTGTGGCTATATTAGAAAGACTGTCCGTGCTTGAAAGCTGGAGCATTATTTCTTGGTTATTTGATGAGTTTGAATATATATTAGCTCCACCAACGAGTATGTTCATTCCATAAATAGTTGAGCCATTTATTGAAACAGCTCCAGAAGAAAACTCTTGGAAGCTTCTAGTTACTCCAAAACCACTTTCTATCTGTGAATAGATATTATCCATATACCATCCACCAGAAGCAGGTGATGATAGATAAATCGGAGCTTCTGATCCAGATGCTCCAACTTTAAATGAATAAACTTTACCATTAGTAAAACCAGCTGTGCCTACAGGAACATCACTACTTCTTGTAAATTCAGTGTATCCATTTATCTGATCTTTTGTATTGTTTATAACCCTTCTTGATGAAAGAGCCATATCACCACCATCTATCTTAGCCACTCTAGTAAACACTACTTGGTTTCCTTGCTTAAAAGCATTGATGATAGCTAGATAAGAGTACGGTATCCTCGAGCAATATCCAAAAATCTTTTTAAAACTTTTGAGAGAAGTTACCATAGTAGGTACTCCAATAGGTCCTTTAGTAGCGTATCCTACCACTGCAAGCACAGTTTCTGAGCTTGTCACTGTATAAGTAGATAAGTCTTTTTCTATAAGCGTTACGCTTGGTGACTTTGCCATTTTTATTCCTCCAAATTTATTTTTTCTATAAAAAGTTCTATATCTTTACTTTATCTTTGCCAAATGAGAAAACTACATTAGTTTGACTGTTATAAATCCCTTGTTTTGTAGCTGACTTATTTGATCTGTTAGCTTTTCTATAATAATAGAATCACTAGGCCATATATTCTTACCATCATCTAATGTTATAACTTGCCTTAGTTTATTTGTTATCTTATACTTCTTCACAAAATAACCTCTCTTATTTTATTTATTTATTTCTTCTTCCAAATCTATATTTTGTATTAAATAATCCTCTGAAAAATCTACAGGTAGATAAGCTCTTGGAATGGTTATTGTAAATGTTTTTTTAACTAACAAATCCTCTAATCCTGGGTCTGCTACACTTTCATTATTTAGTGAGTGGGAATACCACTCTATCCATTGCCCATCAAAAAATAAAGCCATTTTGTTGTTTTTTCGGGCATAAGCCAATGCTTGATAAGCCATTCTATCGCAATCTACTGGATTAGCAGCTAAAATAGTTACTTTATAGTTCAACTTATATATAATAGGTGCAGGAACCATTCTTGCCTTATCGCTTACTGTCTTGAATTCTTTTACATATCCAAGAAGGTTTTCATTTTCAGAATACTCCGTGCTTTCCAAAAAGAATGTTATAGTAGGGTTTAGGTTCCCGCCATTCATAACAGGAACAAGATATTTAGCAAATGCTCTTGATGGAGTTGCGTAATTTACATCTACATTCTCATCTTCTGGATATCTATTAAGGTAGAATACTTTCTTGAGAAACTCTTTGGTTTTTTTACCGTAAGAAACAAAAAGGTCAAACTCGCTTGGTCTTGTTTGTATCATATATTTAAAAAGCCATTGACAACAAAGAAATCATCATCTTCTATTTTTTCTTTGTCTTTGGCAGAAGTTTTTTTAATAACCCCTCCAGACAAGAAAATGTTTCCTATATTGCCCTTGACTTCTACTCCTTCTTTAAAACTTAAATCCAAAACACCATCTTTGAAAGAACAATCTTTAACAAAAGAATGTGTCTTTATATAAGCAATGAAAGAGTTTATTTTGCTTTGTATCAAAGCATCCTTACTTTTTTCTATGGCATTTAAAAAAGACTCAGTACTAAACTTTTCCATTTTGCTATATACTTATCTTTCTCATTCCATACTGGCGCTTTTCTATTTCCAATCTATAGTTGCCTGGCAGTCCATCCAAGACATCAAGTTCTATAAGATTGCATTCTAGTGTGTATGTAGCATAGTTCCAGCCAAAATCACTTGTAGGGTTAGCACTCTTTACTTCATAAACTCGCCATTTTTCTGTTATTAAAACGTCCCCCATTTCAATAACGTCTGTCATCTTATCGTAAGTTATATCTTTTATGACAAGTACTAAACGTTGGTTTCTAAAGCTGGTCTTGTTAAAATCTTCTATTTTAGAACTCTCTTCGTTTAATAGATATGTAGCAGACATACCAGGTACAGTGTTTATTTCAGCAGACAGTTTTTTGAATGTCCCAAAATCTACTGTGGAAACAGTTTTGGTTAAAATAGTATTTAGATAAATATTTATTATATTGCCCGTTTTTTCTATCTCTGGCTTCTCCGCTCCAGCATATTCTATATACATTTCTGTAATATTCTTGTCTTTTATATCTCGTATTGTTTTAACCATATTGTCAAAATTTACTACTATTTTTATATTTTCTTCTTTTTCTTCATAATCATCTGACCCTATAAGCCCCTGCCAAGGGTTGGTAGCATGCATAGCATTTATCTCAAACGGAGGCAGGTATATACGGGAATGAGTTTCTGTTCCATATAGTTCATGTATCTTGGTATTTTCTTTATCGAGCTTAAATATCTTAATCTTTGGTCCTACCAGATTTATATACTTCTCGTTCATATAAGAAAAATATCTTGAGGTGTCAGAGTTTTTTAATAAATCATAGTAGTTAGTATCACTCATTATTTATTTTTTCCATCGACTTCACGGCATTATATTTGAACGCAGTAGCTTGAGCTTTGGCTTCCCTGATACCAATGGTATATTTTATGGCTTGATATGTTATATTGCCGGGAGATGGGGGCCAAATAGGTGGCTCGCCAGTAGATTTAATAATAGCATTTATAATAGCTCTTTTTACATCTGGTGAGTTTTGTATATTTTTAGGAAGTTTCAAGAACTCTTCCTTTGCTCTACTTGTTTCTTTGCCGTAAGATTTTTCATCAATGGCAGAATATACATCCTTTAAAAGGTCTCCATATTCCCTTAAGTTCTGTTTTTCATCATTATATATTTTATTAACCAGAGGATCTTTTCTGGCATAACCCATATATTTTGAAACATCTTCATCTTTTACATCTTTTATTTCTTTAAACTCTTTTATGGCAATATTCCAACTGCGGGTTATTCCCTTTAAACCTTTTGACAAAGCAAAAAGAAGTTGGGCTCCGCCATAAGCAGAAACTAGAGCGACAGTAGGAAGACCAAGTACGACAGCAGCCGCCATCCCAGCATCTTCATTTAAAGCGTTTTCTTCTTTGCTATCTATAAAATCCCTAAAATCGTTCATTAAATAACTCCTTCTCTTTTTATACCAGAAATCTTGTCAGCCCAGTTTTCTGGATATCTTTTATAATAATCTTTTCCAAACTCATTTGAAAGCCTTGATATGATATTAAAAGTTATAGAAGGTATTCCAACTATTATCAAATAGAGTGGGCCAAGTATAACACTTTGTATTGTATGTCCGTATTCGTGTTTTTTGGTTGTCTCTCCAGCATCTTTTGTAGTTTTATAAATAGTTCCTAAAAAAATCATAGTACCAAGAGACACTCCATAGTTCCAGTTACCAACCCAATATACTGTGGCAACTCCAATGGTTTCTTTTTCTACTATTTTCTTACATAAAAAAAGCCAGACAAGAAAACCAAGAATATGTTGAGGAAATCCTATTACGCTTAATATAATCTTTAAAAATATTTTCATTTGTTTTTTCCTTATCCAAACATTATTAAAAGAGGTTCGCTTTGCGATTTCATTTTTTCTTTCAAAGCAGCAAGTTCTTCTTTGCCTTGTGATATTAAATCTGCACCATTAAGCTGTATCATTTCACCACCACCAGGGATGGAAGAACCAAAGGTAGAACGTATAGTTCCAAGTATTATCTTTGCTTTTGCTAAAACATACTCCCTGATATGCTGATTTGTGAGTATCTCATCTATAGTAAGAGTTGCTCTATATTTTATGCCAACCTGTAATCCAGATGAAGGAGGTATAGGATACAAGAACATTTTACCACCAACTATCTCCCAGCGTGGTTCTGTTCCAAGTATTAAGTTCATATCCTTTTCAAAAGACAGGAATAAAGAATAATCAGTTAAGAAACCTGGCTCTGTAGGACGTCCATATTTATGGAATAAATACTGAATATAAATATTACTTGCCATCTCACCAGAAGCAGAGAAGTATCCAAACGGCATTCTTGGCTTAACTATTACATCAATAATAAAATCAGAGCCACCTATAATAGATGGAACATCATAGCCAGACCTACCATCTCCAGTAAGTGTCATATAATGGATACTTTCATTAAAGTTTCTCCATCTATTTACTTCATAAACTGCTTCTGAAAGACAGGTTTCGAGTTGCCCGTCTGTAAGTTCTACTGGAACAATCGGTGCTCCAAGATTATGTCTTACAAAATCAAATATTGGAGAATAATCTACTACATTAACCACACCAGCATCTTCTCCAAGATCAGTTGCTTCGTATCCCCATATAATATCAAGACAGTCATCAGCAGTAGCTTCGCTTATAGATATAAAAGCATCGGCTCCTTTGGTAGCTGTTTGAAGAACGAGATGACCGAACCCATCATCTTTGGCTATATCTAACCCAGGAACAGCAGCGGCATTTATAGCAGATTTTATTTCTTCCAGGGTAACAGCTGACGGATTAGCAGCTCCCACAGAGACATCTACTTCCAGAGTTCCTTGGTCAGTAGTTATTTTTACTTTGTTATTAACAGATAAATCTACTGCGGTAATCGCTATTGTTCCAGTAATGACAGCAGATTTCTCGTCTCCACTTTCTGTTATGATATCTATATTGTCTATCCAGCAGTCAGTGGTTCCATCACTTTCAAAAAATACACGTATTATAAGAGATGCTTCTTCGTTGAAATAAAGATCCTGAAACTTTGTTTCTATTACTGATGCTGTTACACTTTGTGAGAAAGTTCCATCTCCACTTCTCCAATCTCCAGACAAATAGTAATACCAAGTGGCTCCTATTTTTACCGAGAAGTGACATCCACTCGAACAAACTACATTTAAATCTTTTACTTCTTCTTCTTTAAATCCAGTTCCGAACTCTATATCAACATAAGGAGTGTCTGTAGGGTATGGAGTTAAAGCAGCTGTCTCTACTATATAGTTCTTAAAGTTTTGAGGAACCTTATAGACAACCAGTTCATCAATCTTATAAATATTGGTTGGGCTTCCAGACAAAACAAGCTTTGTATTTACAGAACTTCTAACAAGCTCATATGGCTCAACTCCAATAAGTTTTCCATCAAGGAATAAGAATAAAGAACTGTCTGTCCAAGTTAGCTCAAAAGCATAGAATGTAGTATTTACATTTGAGAATATCCCAAAATCTTTTTCTACTACCAAGGCACCAAGATAGTTATACATTTTAACTATTATGTGGGAAGTAGTAGTATGAGTTATTTCTATTTTATTGTTGTTGTTTATTCC